AAGGTCTACGGCACGTGGGCACGTAAAGGTGAGGATGACTCTACAAGGCCATGGCGAAAAGCCGAACTACTCAATCCCACTGAAGTTCTAGTACCAGTTTCAAAGCAGCAGCTAGAAGGACTCCTCGTCTGCTCACCTACGCCTACAGGTGGGCGCAGTGGTTCAGGCACAACCGCTGACCTCGATAACTGGATCAAGCAAAACCTGCCACAGCTTGGCGAAGCTAAGTCATGGCAGGGGAAGGGTCGCCGCTGGGTCTTCGACGTTTGCCCATGGGATTCCTCGCACACCGATCGGAGCGCCTACATCGTCCAGTTCAATAACGGGGCGATTGCAGCCGGTTGCCTGCACGCCAACTGTAAGGGCCATGAGACAAATAAGGCTGGTAAGCATCTCGGCTGGAAGCGCCTGCAAGAACTGGTGGGTGTGCCATTCAAATCCAAGAAGGCCCGTGCTCCGTCGAGCACGACCCCGTCTACGGTTGACAACCCGAACTTGACTGATCTCGGAAATGCAAAGCGGATGGTACGTATGTTCCATGGGAATCTCCTACACTGCCCAACGCATGGGATGTGGTATCTGTTTGATGACTGTCGATGGAAGCGCGATATGGACGGCGGCGTCCATCGTATGGCCAAGGCTACCGTTGGCACTATCTTTACAGAGGCCGAGGCCGAAACGGACCCCAACAAACAGGCGGACATCTACCGCCACGCGCTTCGTAGTGAAAGCTCTCGCGCTCTTAACGCGATGGTCACACTAGCGTCCACAGAAATCGACATCGCTGTTGAAGCTTCTCGTTTGGACGCTGACCCATGGTTGTTCAACGTAGCAAATGGCACCTTAAACCTAAAGAACGGGAAGCTGCAAGACCATGACAGAATGGATTTTATCACGAAGACGAGCCCGGTTGTCTACGACCCGAACGCCAAGTGTCCCGTGTGGGACGAGTTCCTCGCGTACTCGATGGAAGAAGACCAAGAGGTCATCGACTTCCTGCATCGGTTCTTTGGGTACTGTCTTACAGGACTCGTCACTGAGCAGGTCCTTCTCTTCATGGAAGGGACAGGCGGCAACGGGAAGACGACTGCGCTTCTTGCCCTGATGCATGTCCTTGGTGACTATGCTATCCAAGGTGCCCCCGGACTATTGCTAGCGAAGAAAGGCGAATCTCACCCGACAGAGGTTGCCGACTTGGAGGCTGCACGCTTCGTAGCTAACGCAGAGGTGGAGAAAGGTAAGCCGTTTGCGGAGGCGCTCATCAAGCAGTTGACGGGTAGCGACCCTATCCGCGCTCGCAAGATGCGTCAGGACTTCTATCAGTTCATGCCAACACACAAGCTGTGTATCGCAGCCAACCACAGACCAATCATCAAGGGCAACGACGAAGGTATCTGGCGGCGAGTCATCCGTATCCCTTGGACAAGAAAGATTTCGTCAGACAAGAAAGACCCATTCCTCCTAGAGAAGCTACGTAATGAGGCCCCCGGCATCTTGGCCAAGCTCGTCGAGGGATGTCTGGCATGGCAGAAAGATGGTCTCCGTCCACCGGCACGCGTCACGTTGGCTACCGACGAGTACCGTGAGGAGATGGATGTGCTCGCTGAGTTCATGGACGAGCAGTGCATCATCGGTACGGGACAGCGTGTGACGTTGAAGGACCTGTACCTTGCTTACGCTGCGTGGTGCGACGAGCTGAACCAACGTCCGCAGAACTACCGCTTGTTCAACCGGCAGATGAAGGAGCGCAACTACAAGGTTCGTGTGCTTCGTGTCAACGGTAAGAACAGTAAGTGCTGGGACGGCATCAGCCTCCAAGACAATAAGGTAGCTGCTCCCTCGTTTATCAGCATGCGGATCGCAGATGCCTGAGATCCGCAGGTTCCAAGTAAACGCCAAGCACCGTAGGCATGACCCACATATGCTCGCGCTCCGTACCATCTTGACGGAGCGGCGTATGCAGCGTCAGCGATGGGGTGTGTTTGTAGCGAGCCTGAAAGCCATCAGGGGCCGTGCACTCGACTGGGACCCACAGGTTACCGCCCGGTCCAATCAAAACGTCCGTAGGTGGATCAGAGCGACTCCTGTGCTGCATGAGTGGGTGCTGTCTGACAAGTGCCTCGTGTCCCCCACACGTTGGCCCGACGAAGTACTACCTGCGTTCCGTCATCGACTGATACCTAGTCCGTTTCAGATAACCAACGTCAACATGTGCTATAAGTACACGACACCTCACAGGTTGTTCATGGCACACCTAGTCGTCCTGCTCTACGGCATGGGGCTAACGCCTATCCAGATAGCCAAGGGCACCGACCTCACCGAGGACGAAGTGTATCGTGCCATGGCGTTCGCTGTGTCCGAGTGGCAGAAGATACCACAGTACGTCTTATGGGCGACGGCTACGGACTTCCGTAAAGCGATGCTACCGCCATTCATACGGAAGATGCCGACACGTCCTCGCGGCAAGTTCCTTGCGGCGCTTATGTCTAATCCTTTTCTGGCAGACACGTTATATTGCAAACAGATGCTAGAACATCCTGCGTACCTACCTTATCTAATCAAAGGCACACCTAAGAAGCTCCGCATATCACCGGGCTGTCGTGTCCATCGAACCAAAGAGGCTGTAGATGTCAAAGAAGAAGAACTCAAGTCCCGCACGTAGACCTCCCGCAAGTGCTGGTGGGGACTACGCATCTTGGTTGATGTTGGTCCCGAAGGACAAACGTAAGGAGGTCGCAGACTTTGTAGCCCAAGCTCAGATTGATACGTATGACGATCTGGTAGGTTTCAGCAGTAAAATCATGGCCGCACTGGTCGAGGGGCGCATCACACCTGTTATCGCACAGGAGCTACGGGCATGGCATGAACTCAACTTTACTATCCTAGCAACTAAGAACTCGGTTGAAGGAAGTCCGCAAGATGCATATACGGATATAGTTACCGCACTTGTTCAAGTGAAACGAGAGACCAAACAGCTCCGTGGTGACTACTTCACCGCCGAAGAGATTGAGCAGTCCGAACCTGTAGTACTGGAGGCCAAGAATGGCTGACGAAAGAGCATTTGATACCCTCGCCGATAACCGTGACACAAGCCGTGGCCCACAGAACCTTCAAGCTTTACGTGATGCGGCCCGCCGCGCTATTGAAGCCTTGCGTGCTGCTGGCGGGGACATTGCCGACGGGCTCCTTGAGGGTATGCCCGCACCTACTGCTCCTCAAGAGTACATGGATATGCGTTCCCCGGAAGAGGAAGAAGCATATCAAGCAGACCGGCGTCGCGCAGAGATGGAGTACCAAGCAACGCAGCCTCAGATCTTAGACGTACCGCCCGACGAACCTTACGAGTTCCCTGATCCTGTCATGCCCGACGGTTCGCTAGTCACACCCGACCAACCGCCTCCCTCTAGGAAAAATAAGAAGTCTATTGATAATCCTTACGGGGGGTAGTCATGGATCCGAAGGACCCCAAAAGCGTCTTATCCGCACTTAACCGCCCTCTTGACGCAGCCGCTAACAAAGCGAGTGACGCGTGGGAGTCGTACCTGTACGGTACACCACAACGTCGGATACTCGATGAGCTTGCCAAGCGAGAGCGGTCGGGAGACTACGAACCGGGCGACGGGATCAAGAATACGTTCTTCGGTGACGCCATGCGGCGTGCCGTGCGTGGGGACTACGATCCTATCAAGATGTTGGGCAGAGCCAAGTACTCCGGTAGTGACCGACACCAAGCACTCCAAGCTGAGACGCAGCGGGCCGCTGACCGCATTACGCAACCGGACATGTCGCAGTATCAAACGACACCGGAAGATGCGGCGGCGGAGTACATGGCCAAGCTGGCACAGCAACCAGCAGAACCCCTACCGCCTATGCCCGACGGACCATCAGTTCGAGAAGCTCGACCCGGCGAGATGTACGGCGAAAGGTCGATGTCTGTTGACGAGTTCGGCGAGATGCTTGCTAATCAAGAGACAGCACAACGTGTTCTAGGACAGGCGTTCGCATCAGGGCTGATGACCGAGCAACAAGCAGCTATGATGCAGGGACTCGCACGGCAAGCACAACGGGGCGAGCTAGACAGAGATGAGCTGAAGACGGCACTCGACACGATGAACCCTATGGCCTTTGCGGCAGCAGAGGCGATCGGACAAGGCGTAGGCGAAGTCGCATCCAAAGCCGCCATCCGGGGCCTAGGGCGCTTTGCTCGTAGCGATCAAGGCCAGCGTTTTAGTTCGGGAGTACGCACAGGTCTAGAGCGTGTAGGGGACGCTACTCGTAGATTCGATGACGCTGTTTATCGTCGGCTACATCCTGATCGTTTTACAGATGATGGTACTGAGATCCTCATGGAGGGCACCACGCCGCGTCGTCGTATGCCTTACGGCGACATGGCCGACGTAACCCCCCAGCCTGCACCGGACGCTCCGACAGCGCCCCCCGATACGTCTACTACGCCTACTACGCCTACTACGCTTACTACACCGTCCCGACTGCCGAGCGCAGCGACACGGCGGACGCTTGATGTCAGTCGTGCTATTAATCGTGGTATACGTCCTGCTAGTGCAGAGCCCGAAGCCGATGAGCCCACGGACATGTACGATGAGGTCACGCAGCCTCTGACTCGGACGCCTGATCCACAAGAGCGACCTGAGGTCCCTAATCAGTTTATTAACAGCATGGCTGACGACTTACTGGCACAGCACGCAAACGATCCGACTGTGATAGCGTGGCTTGACTCACTCACCCCCGAGCAACGCACAGAGGTTCAAACCGGCCTCCCACCTAGCGAAGTTCGTCCCGAGGTTGAGAGTTCAGTTGACCCTGACACACTCTCTGGAGATATAGGCGAAGCCGCTGTCATTGACGCGTTTTCAGAGGAACTTACACAGCGGATAAACGCTGCTTTAGACGAGGATGCGGTTGATCCCGATGCGTCTCCTGCCGGTACTAGACTAGAAGAGGTTCTCGCAGATGACGGGGTCGAAGAGGTCGTTGAACCCATTCGTCCTATGATGAGTGGCAGACTTGAGTACTCAGATGCGGAACGTGAAGCGTTTCTAGCTGCATCCACCGGCCCGGACGGCACGTCTGCACCGCAAGACGCGATAAACACTTTTCAACGACTGTCGGGCCTGACAGAGACTCAAGATAGTACTTCGGCTGTCACAGACTACCAGAGGGCCCTTGGGTCTGCCATGATCCGTGTAGCTAATCATTACCAAACAGGCGAACCTGTTTTTAGTCATAACGCAGACATGCTGCATTTTTTAAGTGCCCCTATGTTAGATGACCTAGGCATAGATGCGGGTATACGGGCGCGTTTTACCAGTGAAGGAGGCACAACGGAAGATACGGTAGCAGCCGTAAACCAACCTATAGTGGCACAGGCGATAGATGAAGTTCTCCGTGGAGCAGAAGACTTTGCTCCTGCTGCTGTAATGTCCGCTTTACATGAGTCTCCCGCACCCCTCCGCGAGAAGCTCACTATACTCAAACGGTTTTTAGGCTCGGGTGGCCCAACAAATACAAGGATTGTGAACCCAGATGCCCCTCTCGCGGCTCCACTTGTACAAGAGGACATTCTAAAGGAGCCTTTCGCGGCATACCGCAACAGGGCAGCTAGACTATTTGATCGTGTTTTTGAGACAACACGAACCGCTGGTAAAGACGCTGCTTGGGACGTTACAGACGCTATCCAGTCGTTTGAGAAGTTCACGGGTTTTCCTTTGTACCGCCTGCCCAAGTCACTGAACCAAGGAAACCTCGATTTTCAAGAACTTAAATATGCCTTGAACTACAACTCGGGCTCGGCACCTATGACCCGTGATGAACTCGGCAGGAATGCAGGACAACTTTTGTTTGGTTCTGACACTCGCTTAGGTCGGGTCGCTAATGAATCAGTCCGCAAACGACTAACATCAACCAGCTCTAATCCTATCATCGACCGCGATCCTATGCTTACCGCAACGAATACGGCAGAAGTTCCGGCGTCATTTTTGGAAGGTCTCAAGCGGCTCTCAAACGGCTATACGACAGACAAAAACGGTGCCCCTGCGGACATAGCCGAACTACAGGGCTACTTTAAGTATGCTGTTAAGCAGAGTCAAGCAGACACGCGTCGCGCCGCGTTTAACGTGGAAGGGAAGTCGGACCTAACCCACGCAGGCACGCCGAGTTACGCGCTTCCTATCAGCAGCCGTGCTTCTCACGATGATCCTGCTGCTGTTTTTTCGGACGCACGGGTCGCTGAGATTATGGAAGTGTTAGACATACCGAGTAAAACAGGCCAGCCCTACCTCGCGAAAATGCATTACCTGAACTGGACGCCCTTTGGGGCGGGTGAAGACACACCTTGGCACTCTAAATACGTACAGCTTCCCCTGCACAATACAGCCCAGAAGAAGACCGTTATCGACTCATTGACGCGTTCGCTACCGGACATGTCTAAGTTTGTGTTCGACCCTGAAAACTTCGGTCCAGCTATCTTCGCAGGCCTCAACGCGTCCGACGACGCAGCGAGGATGAAGCGTTCGCGTGATCTCCTAACAGGTCTTATCCATTATTACCGTACGCACAACCTTAAGCTGAGTGACGCTGACAAGCCTTCCGTGAGCGACCTTATAAACTGGGGCAGCAAGGTGGAGACGCTTGCTCCGCGCCCTCCCGTGGTCGTGCAAGGGTACGACGCTGCCGAACGAGCACTTCTTGAAGGGGCGTCCCGTGCCCTAAACGTATCGGACGTAGACGAGCCTCCTACGTACTCACGTCTCCAAAGGGCCCTGAATGTGCTGAACACTAAACATCCAGAGCGTGTATTTGCGACGACCGAAGACATGCCTGTGATCGACAGGAAGACAGGTGAACAGCGCACACGTGTGATTGACGGTGAAGTTGTGCCTTTGGTGAAGCCCGGTACGTCTGCGAGATACCAGTTCCTCAAAGCTCTGGGGTTCGCGTTTGATAAAGACCAGCAAAAGTTCCTACCATTGTCTAGCAAAGGTAAAGGTGTCCTTGTCAGCGAAGATGAAATACGTACCCGATTAGAACCTGCGCTTCAGTACGTCGAGCGCCTGCATCCTGACGGTTTCAGAGCCCGAAACGTTCTGAGTGCTCTACAACAGTCCTCTGGGTACCTACCTTCTGTTATTGGAGACCAAGTCGTAGATAACAATGTAATAGCGACCACGACGCTTCTCGATTACTACGGACCGGGCACTACGAATGACCATATGCAAAGTAATAAAACGCGGCAGCTCATCGGAGCTGGAGAGTACAAAGGTGCTAAGTTCGCGTTGGACAACGTGCATGGCGACAGTCACAGCTACAACAAGTATGTTCCTGAAGTAGATCAGCTTAATAACCAAGACGCAACAGGTACCCGCCTATACTACATACCGACAACAGATCGACTAGCGTTGGCCCGAAATGCTTGGCAGAGTATGCAAGATTTCTGGAAAACACCCCAAGTAACACATCGAGGTTTAAGATCTCAGCAAGCAGTAAGAAACTACGTCGGTAAGGAAATATCGGACCTCTTCAGAGAGGCCACAAATACTAGGCTGGATAGACCCTACGCATCGAAAGAGGCGGTAGATGCGATTGTGGAGAATCTTAGTAGTCTTCATACTATACATCACAAGATGACGAACGATCTGGTTGTTGGTCTGAATAACTACAAAGTCAAAGGACGTCCTGTTACCCGCGCTACCGGCATCGAAGATTTGGTATTTCCTTATAGTAAGGAAGAGATACGGCACATCGTGAACACTACGCTTGATGATTACTCTACACCTGAAGCGATCAAACCGATGCAAGACATGCTGGACAAGGCCAGCGAGGTGTTTTATGCGTTTACGTCAGGACCGTCAGGCCTCGGCGGACAATCACCGTGGGGTGACTTTTCAAGCTCGCATTTTGGTCGCGAGAGTTATATCCCTAAACCCGGTGGTTTTGCCGCTAATGACTTCCTCGGTCACGCTAGGTTTACCATCGGACCGATCGAAAACTCACCAGTTGAAGGCAAGGGCATAGTTTTAATCGAACAACAGTTTGACATAAATCAGCGAGTAGCCGACTTGGGAGCGATAGGAGGACCCACGACGGACACGAAGCTGTACAGGGCGTTGCGTCGCTTTGCGGATGTAGAGACAAAACTTAACCCTCTGGCCACGGAGCTTCGAGAGAGTCTAGCGTATGATATATTCACCAACCCGGAGATGACCGACTTCAGGCGCAGAGATGCTACGCAGAAGTTGACCAACTATGCTTACTCATTAGCAGCCGAGTATGCTAGGAAAAAGCCTAATCTTGAGCAGATTAGCTGGCGACTAGAAGGATTAGAAAGACTGGGGATCTCTAAACGGACGCTTAACCTAGTCCACGAGCTTGCAAAGCTAACGGCACCGATCAGGGAAAACTTCAGAGATTACAAGCAGCAGGAGGCAATGATTAAGGAGCTAGGAGCCAGTATAATCTACGGTACTGCCGACAGGCTCGACGCACGATCACCTACAGTGGCCGAGAAGATTGTTACGCGTATAGTCGATGAACTGGCCGCTCGTCGGCCACCCGAACAGTTTTCTGTTCTTTACGACGGACTCACGCCCAGCAGTGAGTACGTCAGTAGCGACCGACTTCCTCCTACCTTTAAGCATTTCTTTAAGTATGATACTGGCTCGGTGCCTGTAGATCCACAGACTGGGAAGAAGAGTGTGAGTACGCTCTCGTCACCTAGGGCGTTCCTTTCATGGTTTGAAAATACCGATGCGCACGTAGATCAAGTTTCGCAGATTCCAGTTATGACTTCAGTCAACCAGCGGTTACGTCTTATTGCAAATGATATGTTACGTCAGGCGTATCTTGCGGACCTCGATTTTATCGCGCTGCCAAACGCTGAAACGATCTTAACGTCTATAGGCATCCAGTTTGGTAACTCAAAGGGCGTGAGGGCCTCGTATGATACCTTCCTCCCTAGCATCTTTGCGAAAATCTTAAACGCAGAGGTATCAGACTTCCCTGTCGTACAAGCTACTGTACAGGGGGAGCCTCTCAAAGACGGTCATATTAAGATTATCCCCTTAACGAAAGAGATTAAAGACATGATACGTGTTAAAATGAACGCCGAAGGTTCCGCCCTGACCGCTGGCATTGTAGAGGAAACGCCTAACGCTGAGTCTTTTGACGGTAGCCTGTCAGGCCGAGGTGGTCCATCTGCTCTCTACGCCTTGCCGTTTGCGATGATGGCAGGCGAAGCCGCTCGCCGTGCTATGAACAAAGAGGAAGAGCCTCCGAGGGAGAACTGATGTCCCTTAAAGATAAACGACGTAAGGCCGCACGTAACGCACTTAAGCCCCGTAAGGGCAAGGCACGTGTCAAGCGCACCGCGTCTGGTAAGAAGGTGTCTTACGGCCAAGCAGGGCAGGCGAAAGGTGGCGGACCTCGTGTCAGGCCCGGTACGTCTAAGGGCGACTCCTACTGCGCTCGCTCGGCAGGTATCAAGAGCCGCCTTTCGAAAGAGAAACAGAATGACCCTAACACGCCCAACAACCTGTCGCGCAAGCGTTGGAAGTGCAAGGGCAAGAAGAGTATGAAGTAATGACCGCATCGCTCGACGAAGAGGCGTTGGCTGCGCTCGGAGACCCTGCGATTAGCCTCAGGGCATACGCCAGTATTATCGACCAGAAGACAGGGCGGGAACACACCTACGACCCGTTTGCCATCACGAAGCGTCTTCAGGAGACGGTGGTTTCGTACTACTCCGAACCACCAGAAACTCCGTTTGGACAGACCAAGTGGTTGACTGTCCTTGGTTATCGACAGGGCGGGAAGAGCCTAACCGCTGAACTGTGTGGGTATGTCCGTTCTGCATACACACCCGGACACGACCATGTTTGTATTGCTGATAATCGAGATCGGGCAGAATACCTCCACCGTCGTATCCACTTAACGCATAGCAGGTGGCCAGAACCTGTCCGGGCACCGACGGTACCGAACCGCGAGGTAAGGCAGTTGACTTTTCAGCACGGCGGGAAGATGCGCGTGCTGTCTGGAGAATCTGGTGCAGTAGGTATTGGTCAATCACCGGACAGCTTCCATGGCTCAGAACTCCCTTACTGGCGTAACGCAGGTCATCAGTTCTCTATGATCTACCCCTCAATGATCAACCGCGATCGATCACTTGTGTTGCTAGAGTCTACGCCTTCGCCCATGAGTGAGCCTTCCGCCGAATGGTGGCGTGACCAGTGTCGCGATGCCAAGATGGGACTTGGTCGCTGGGTCTACGCGTTTTTTCCTTTCTGGGATGGTCAGCTCAACAAACGTCAGTGGCCGAAGGGGTTGGCGCTAGAGAATGAGGAGATAGATCTCCTTAACCGCTACGGACCCAAGGGGCTAACGAAAGAGAACCTCGCATTCCGCAGGCTCATGCTAGAGACAGATGCTGAGATCCGGCGTAACCCCGACCTTTTCAAGGTGTACTATCCGTTTGATGATGTGAGTTGTTGGATCTCATCTGTGGGCTCTGTGTTCCACGCCGACCTACTACGTAAGCATCAGAACAGCGTGCTTGTCCCATGGAAGGCTCCGTACATGGAGTACGAGGAGCCCGAAGCCGGGGCGACGTATGTGATGGGCGTTGACCCTGCGGGTTATGCTGCGAGAGACCACGCGTCATTCCAAGTGTTGAAGGTGTACGATGGAGAATGGACCCAAGTTGCGGCCTTTGGAGACACCACGGACCCGGTTGTCTTTGCGCGTAAGATCTTCGAGGTCGGATCTAAATACAACAACGCAATGGTGGTCGTTGAGAGTAACGGCGTCGGTGTGGCTACTCTGGCTTTGCTTGAAGATGCTGGCTACCCAAATCTCTACTACGAAAAAGCCTACAAGCCCGGTGTCGCAGCCACCGCTAAGTCCATCTCAATCATGCTTTCATATCTACAAGACGCCTTACGCGACGAGCTTATCCTCCGAGACGAGGACACTGTAGACCAACTGGGCTCCTACCGAGAGGACAAGCAGACAGAACGCAGCGCAGCGTCTGAGATATTACACTCAGGCAAGCCCGGTAAACGACGAGATCGACACCACTGGGATAAAATATCCGCACTTCAGCTTGCATGTTTAGGGGCGAGGTACGCTCCGAGGCGTTACAAGACCACAGGACCCCCCGAAGGTCTTGAGAATGTGTTATTGTTTAAGGACATGACATACAATCAAGTTGAGAAGTACCGAAAAGACTCTACCAAGGGTAAGAATCGTAAGCGTGCATCATGGCGTAGGAGCCGTTACAGGAGGCGATAATGGCAGAAGACCCCAAATATAATCCTATGTCCAACGTCCATCGTGTCTTACGCGAACTTAAAGAACGGCTTGATAGCGAATACGATGCGTCGTTTGAGAAGCCTGACGACGATGTTGTTGAGTTCAAGAAGACGACCGAGGAGGGCCAGTGAGACGTACACGCCTAGCCGACCGTATCAATATGCTCCAGCAACAGCGACGCCCGGAGGCTGCTCCGATTGAAGTCGAAGGGGTGGATTACCCTTACGAGGACATTAGCTCGTACCTAGAAGCTCTTGGCGCGGACGTAGGGAAACCTCGCCGCGAACGTGCGCCGACACGGCTGACTGCACGCGTCCCCGAGGGCGACATCCCACGCAACATCCTGTATGACTATCTGACGACCACAGCGACCCCACGAGGCGCAGTTATCGGTGGCCCTGCTGATCTGTCTGAGCAAGAACAACTCCGCAGACAACAAGCAGATCGCTCTCAAGAGGGTACCGCTGACGCTGCTGCGGACGCCGCCAAGGCCGGTGAAGAGCGTCCGCCTCGCGTCGGGACTGACGCCACAACACCTGAAGGCCCCGGCACCAAGACGATGATCGCGCAGGAGGCCCTGAAGCGTGTGCCGAGTGTCCGAGCGGCTAGCCAGATAGACGGTCCTCGCGTCAACATGGACCTGCCCGACGCTCAGGTCAACGCTCAAGGGCAGAAGTTGCTCGAAGGCCCCGCGCCACGTACCCGTCAACAGCATCAGTTTGCTGAACTCGTTAACACTCTAACGATGGACGACCTTAACGAAGAGGCCCGTATTCTAGCGCAAGCCAAAGAGAATGCGCAGGCACGACTAAAAGACTTTCCTCCAGAGACAGGTCCACGGCTGCAACCCGGCAGTAAGGGCAGTATGTTACTGTTTGATTTGTCCTCGGACGATGCCGATCGCGTACGGGCGCTTGAGGCTATGATCCAATCGGTGGACGAAACGCTGGCACCTGTAGAGCGTACGGTTATAGCTCGTGTTATTGCACGTAAGGCGCTTAACGAGGGCGTTGACCCTCTCAGCCCGGTGTTTGCGCTAGACGACCTGAACTACAGTGTGACCGCTTCCGCTATTCGTCGCGCTAAAGAGATGATTCGTAACGCTCCATCAACACTAAAGAACGCGCTGTTTGGTGCGCCGGGTGCTGTGGTTCGAGGCGGCTCGGCCCTAGCCTCTGGCATCGCATCGGTTCCCGGCGCTGTAGAGGCAGGAGTCAAATCGTTCTATGCGTTGCCCCGTGCGGCCAAGCTTGCAGCTATTAGGCAGGGCGTATTTAACATGGCTGCTGTGTCGCCACCCGCCGAAACGCTTCTTGCTACGACTGAGGCCTCAAATGTAGCCATTCGACAGATGTTACGACAACTATTTGGTACCCCACTAGAGCAGCTCCCTAACATGGCCCGCACGGCTCGCCGCCCGCTAGACGCGAATGATCCGTTGTTGTTTACCCCTGTAGAGAGACGACCTGACTACGTTGCCCAGCCCGAGCGCAGCCCTCTAGGTGAGGAAACCGCCACTGGCTACGTGAATCCGACGGACCTGTACCGTGCTATTATCATGGACCTTGCCAAGAAAGACTACACGCGTGACGTTGAACCTCTTATCGTCGCCATGCTCGGCGAAGAGGAAGGAGGTCCCATCGGACTGGCACGTATCATACCGACAGGTATTGAGGGTACGCAGATCTTGACGCCTGATCTAGCGATGCAGATCTTGGCGGACGTGCTACTTGTACAAGACGCAGTAAAGAAAAAAGCCGGGGCTAACTAGGAGGACGCGTGGCACTTACAGGCAAACAGATACAGGGGATCATCAGAACCCACAAGTCGAAGTCTAAGCAAGAGAGACGTGACTGGGACCGGTGGCGTGCGTGGTACGTGTCCGAGTACTGGGGAGCACAGCCCGACCAACCGTCAGGTTCGACCCCGATTGCGGATGACCCTACTGCGGACATCAACTTCGAGACCAACTACCCCTACGCTTTCATCGACACGATGATCGCCAACATCTGTCCGCAGAACCCTCAGATGACAGTGCTTGCACGTCAAGAGAAGATGCGGCCTGCTGCACAGTTCCGCGAAGCTTTGATCAACGACGTGTTCCGCCGTAACAAGCTACATGCAAAGCTGTGGAAGACCGCGATCAACACGTCCATCTGCGGCAGAGCCTTCACGAAGACAGTGTGGAACTTCCGTAAGGGTTCGGCTGAGATCTTCGAGGTAGACCCTCGTTACGTGTTCTTCGATATGTCCGCTGCCAAGTGGGACGACATTCGCTACCTTGTAGAGGTGACGGTCCTGACCGAGGCAGAGTTCAAAACACGCCGAGCCAAGAAGCAAGGTCGGGGTACGATGTACAACGAAAAGGTCGCTGAGAAGGCCACCTTTACAGGCTTTCCGACATGGCTGAAGGACAACGCTAAGAACTCGACGATGCTTAACGAGGCCTCGCGCAGCGTGTACAAGTGGGTCACGGTCTACGAGGTGTATGACTTTCAGGGCAAGGGCCGCTACTACCACTTCCTTGAGGACGTAGAGGAGCCCCTGTTTGCTGGCGAGCTTCCATACCGCTACGCCAAAAACCCGTTTACGTTGTTGTCGTTCAACGAGAACATGGCAAACCTAGCGGGCCTGTCGGACATTAAGCTTATCCAGTCCCTGCAAGAGCGTCTGAACGAGATTGATACCCTTGAGCTATGGCACGCACACACTTCGACGCCTGTCATGCTTGTCAACACAGCGTTGGTTGATAACCCCGAAGACATCATGACCTCCCTCGCAGATGCGAACCAACCGGGCTCCATGGTGGCGATTCAGGGTAAGGCCAACGCGCCTCTCGGAGACATCATTGGACAGACACCCATCCCATCCATCACGCCATCTTTTAAGGAGATGCGCGCAAGATGTAATCAGGTCATTGAGTTTATCCTCGGCATCCCTCAGTATAGTCGGGGGGTTGTGGGTGTGGCGGACGTTGCTACGGAGGTCGCGCTTGCCGACACTGCGACCCGAACAAGAAACGGACGACGAATAAAGCAGGTTGAAGATATGCTACGGGACATGGCCGATAAGGTCGTATCTCTGTACGAAGAGTTCCTTGCAGAGGACTCTCTTTTGCCCATCCGTCTGACCGACAGCCAAAAAGTTCTGACGGCGACACGTGATTCGCTTCAGTTCGTTAGCGAGCGCGACCCTGAAGACCGAGCCCTTGAGTATGACTACGAGGCTATTCCGTACTCACCTACGGAGAACCATCGCCTTGTGCAGCTCCAGAAACTTCAGCAGTATATGCCGTTGCTCCTACAATCTCCCGTTGTAGACCAAGAGAAGCTACTGACGAAGCTGCTTGACCTGCTACAGATGCGCGAAGTCCTTGCCGTTCAGAAAGGACCGACGGCACCACCGGCCATGCCGCCTCAACCGGGTATGCCCGGTATGCCCGGTATGCCCGGTATGCCGCCTATGCCCGGAATGGGGGGACCTTTGCCCCCTAACGCTAACCTTGATACACTCAACTCGGGCGCATTGCCCGCAGGTACAGAACCATCACCTGTCCCCACGCCCATGGGCGGACCGGGCAACCCATTTATTTAGGAGTCGATTATGAACGGAATGATAGAACGTGCTACTGAGATGCCTAACGTCAACAACGTAGCATCCGATACAATGGACGAAGAAGACGTAAAAGCTCTTGTCTTGAGTCTTGAAGAGCATGGTATTGAACACCCTAAGACAAAGGCGCTTATTCGTCGCATCGAACAAAGGGTCGGAGCCGAGAAGGCCGCCGTGCTTAAGGCCAGAGCGGAAGACAGGGCCTTTGGTACAGATCAACCTGCGCCCAAGAGCCAACGCCCCGCAGCCGGTGGTACAGCAGAGGGTTCTGAGCGGTCCGGGAAGGCCCCATCTAAAGGTACGGCAGACACTAAGAAGGAGTTTCGCTCTAAGAAGGGAGAAGGAGCACCTCCTTTCGCTGGCGGTCAGGACACAGACCCGAAGTTCAAGCAGGCTCGTGGCCCACGCGGTGGTGGAACTGACCGAGATCCAAAAACGCCCGTCGGAACAGGCGGCGGCGGAGGCGAAGGCAAAGGTGGCCGCTAAGAAGATGCGTGTTCCTGTTAAGAAGATTCTTGATATTGTAGGCTCTGTCCTTCGTCTTGTGGTCCCCTTGGTCCGCAAGAAGAAGGGTAAGGAGAAGTAATGGCTAAGTACAAGTCATCAGACGAACGTGTTAGCGACAAGATCAAGAAGCTCCTTAAGGAGGGCAAACCGCGCAAGCAAGCTGTTGCTCAAGGGATCAACATGACGAAGCGCAAGAAAAAGGGAAAGTACTGATGCCTATGTATGATTTCAGGTGCCCCGCCGGATGCGGGTACTTCAATGACATCTTTGTACCGCTCGCACAGCACGGCAAGACAACGTGCCCGGAGTGTAATGCGAAGCTGGAAACGGTCATCAGCGAGGTCGCCCTCATCGGGCCCATGCCTTCAAAACCTCTAGTCGTTAAGCAAGTCGGCAAGACATTTGAAAACGGGTCCGACTGGCGTGAGTACCAACGCAAGAATCCAGACTGCGAAATCCTATCGGCTGATTCCGCAGCTTGGAGGAAGCATAGGGACGCCGCTGCCGAGAAGGCCGAGGCCACAGCGCGCCGCATGGGCTACCGTGACCTCGAAGATAAGAAGAAACGGCGTAAGAAAGAGAAAGCTAAACAGTCTGGTAAACTTGACAAGAATATTTATGTTTACTAATCAGCTTGTAAGGAGGCCCTTATGCCTGCCATGAATGACCTATTGACTCAACTGCAAGACAACCCACCTCAGACCGAGATGGAGTTACGTGCCATCCTCGACACTACAGGGTATGACCTTGTGATGAAAGAGCCTATGATGGACGAAGCTCCAGAAGACATGGGACCTGTGGACGGTGCGGTCGAAGAGATGGACGAGGCTGAAGCCACCGAAGCGATGGGCGAGATGGACGAGCTTATGGGGATGTTGCCGCCCCCTATGACCGAAGGCAACGATTTGAGCCCTAAAGGACGGGGCAAGATGCGGATCAAGGTAGCAAAGTTCGCCTTGGCCGATGACAAAAAGAAAAGGGAGAGTGAAGATGAGTGAAGAAGCTCTTGAGGCGGGGGCCCCTGAGACCGTTGAAACTGTGGAAGCCGCGCCTGTAGAGGCCGCGCCCGCAGCGGATGCGTCTGTCGAGGTGGAGTCCTCCCTAACTGCCGAACCAGATCCTCAGCCAGAAGCCGAGGCCCCCGTCTCTTTTCCCTCTGCGGATGAGTTCGGCTGGGACACATGGGACGGTAAACACGAGTCGTTTCCGGATCAACTTCAGCCATGGGGCGAGCGTATCGGCTCGTTTTACAGTAAGAAGATGGAAGAGCTAAACAACGATCTCGACCGTAACAAAGAGATCTACGAAGCTCTCATGGGGGGCAAAGAAGACCCCCGCTTGGCTAAGTACCAGACAGAGATAGCTGACTGGGAAACCAAGTACAATACTCGTGAGCAGGAGTTCAACGCCCTGCAAACCGAGTACAAAGATTATCAGAAGATAGTAAATCAAGCAATCGAGGATGAAGCCAACCAGTACGCTAACGCGTTCAGGGAAGCCAACCCTCAACTCTTTGAGGATGGGGAACTCAAAGAGCGTTTTACGGCGTTGCTTGAAGACGGTTGGTCTGTGGAGTCGGCAGCGGTAGCCTCGCGCCTGCCTAAGTCGGCTCTCGCAGTAGCACGTGAGGCGAAGTCAAACGGGGTTCCAGAAACCTACGCGCTTCGTCTTGCTGAGGGGGCGAAGAGCCGACCCGCAAAGCCTCGTCCGGGGGCGCAGATTACGGCAGGGGCGACGACCCCAGCTCGTCCACCAGAGCAGGCTCCGCTTGCTCCGGATACGGGAGCAATGTCGCTGCGTGATTTTCGTACTTTAGCAGCGCGTAGAGCACTAACACCTAAGAAAACTAGGAGGGCCTAATGGCCATTTCACCAGACGTTCTGGCGACTGCACTCAATGAGTTGATGCCGTCGTACAGTGAGTTGTTCGTCAAGTTCCATCCTCTTATGGAAAAGATCTTGATTAACGGTAACCTTGACAGCGCAAGCCTCAAAGGGCCTGAGCGCGAGTTCGCGGTTGTTACAGACGGACCGGGTACGATTACCCACGTCCAGACGGGCACCGAGATCATCGCAGGCGGTCGTTCACAAAACGCACACCGTGGTAAGGTCGTAGCACCTCGCCTCATCTACGCGTTTGACGTTCCCGGCAAAGACCTTGCAGAAGCAAACGGCGAGATGGACCTCGCTCGTATCCTTCAGCACTACCCAGAGTTGGCTCTGTCCGACTTCCACGAGCGGATCTCCCGTCAGCTTGGTACAGGCGACTCGGCAATCACCGGCGACGGTGTCGAGGCATTCTGCACCCTGAACGGTAACCGTTCCTTCTCGCCCGACGGTACTACCCGTGACGGCTTCCTGTCCGCTTTGGCACTCGCCGATCAAGACAACACGGTTCACAACCTGCTCTGTAACGGTGGCGGTGCTGCTGCTATCACAGGCTGGGGTAACCAGTACGAGGACATCTCTTCGTTTGCTGTCAACGGTCGTAGCCAAATGCGTAAGGCTTACTTCGCTGCTTCACGTCAGGGCAAGACCTCCGGTCCTGTTGACTTGATGATCGGTGATGAGTCCTCGTACCTCAACTACATCGACGACTTGGACGATCAAGTCCGCGTGGTCAAGGTTGAAGGCGACAAGGCACCGCCTCTGGTTCGTCAAGGCGTCAAGTTCTTGGAAGCCGACTTCTTCCTCGACGATGCGATTGACATTGCGTCTGCTGCGTACACTGTTGGTGGTAACACCACAGGCAACACTGCACAGGGCAATGGCGCTGACGGTATCATCTACGGGTTCAAGACCCCGACATGGCACCTCTTCACCCTCGGACACGACGCAAGCCGTGAGACCAAGGGCGACTTCGCAGTTCGCGGTCCGTTCCGTATTCCGGATCAGGACATTTACCGCTACGAGTTGGTGCTCATGATGGGCATGCACTGTACGCAACTTCGTTCTAACTTCGTCGTCACCGGCGCAGGCACACCTTAAAGGAGGGATCATGTCTGGATTTACAGCAGCAGGTATCACTAAAGATACCGTTACTACTACGCAGCAAGCCCCCTTGGGCTTCCGCCTCACCGTACCTGACGGAGACAACGGTCTTCAGACATGGGTCTATGTCAAAGCAAACGGTGCTATCTCTAAAGGAGCGTTGGTGGCACAAGCTACTACCGCCCCCTATGTGGTAGACGAAGCTGGAGCTAACTTGGAGGCCGTGAAGGTCTACGGCGTAGCGCAAAGCGATATTGCTAACGGGTCGTACGGGTTCGTGATCGCTCGTGGTTACTGCCCGGTGATCTTGAGCACCAGCGCGGCTAGCCCCGGTGCGGCTGACCAAATCAAGACCGCAGCTAACGGCGTGGCGATTATCAATAACCTCGCTAACGAGGCTGATGTCGCAGGCAACTTGGGCTACATGCTCACAGCTCCTGCACAGATCGGCGGCGCAGGCCCGTTCTACGGAACCGGCATGGTGCTTTGCGGTACTGGTAGCTAATAGATGAATCTCAAAGAGATTCGGGATGCGATGTTCGCTCAGGCGGACTATTCACCGAATAGTTCGCCTGAAGCGATCACCCGCGTCAACGGCTTCATCAACCGGGCCTACAACACGTTGGCCTTGGAGGCCCCGTTTCTCTTCTTTGAGTCTAAGGTTCAGCTAGTCACTGAACCAGACGTTAAAAGCAAGGCAGGTGACCCTGACAACGGCGTCTTTGATAAGGTGCAGTTGGTAGGTAATCACACCTTGCCTGCTGGTGTATCTGCGGATGCATGGACGTGGCGAACGACGTACTCTCTTGCAGTACAGCAAGCCCTCCCCGACAAGTTCACCTTGTGGGACTATTCACGCGGATGGGACGGTCGTATGATCGACATCATCGAGGATGATGGGACGATTCACAGGCATCAAATCAGATCTGTTTGGTTAGACGCCCCTAATGGTTATTTTTACTTCACAGTAGTGCGGCCTACGCCTGCGACTGACGCCAAGTTCTCTGGTGGCGCTAAGTTCAAGTACCGCATCTTTACCGAAGCGTATGCTCTCCCTGACAATATCGTACAGGTCCGATCTGTGCGTCTGCGAGACGAGGCAAGCAGCTTCCCTCTAGACATCTACGGTCAGCAAGAAGCTGAAGAGCTTCTATTGGATGGACCTGATAGCCAAGTAGCATCAGGCCAACCTAGGTGTCTGTTCCGACGACAACATGTCAGCCTCCGAGGCCCTAGTGTCGCCCCAGTAGCTACGGCACACCCTGCTGCGGGGAACGAAGGTTGGGTTGCTGCTTGGGAAGGCCCCGAACCTCCGGGCACCTTTGAGTACAAGGTGACATATACTTGGGGTAAGCGGGACCTCTCTTTGCAAGCACCGGGGCTAGGACAATGGGATGGTACTGCGAACGAGTTCTTGAACACCTCGACAGAGACATTCCCCTCTACACCGCCTTCAACTACGGTAGGGGCCAACGCCTCACGTAACAGATACAGGGAGCCTAGGTTTGAGTCGCCACCGTCTCCTGCCTCTGCCTCGGCTTCAACGACGTACTCGGCGGAACAAAGTGCTACCGGAGCTGCCCCCTACGGAGCGATACGTGTCTCGCTCCCTAACATCACGTACGCTCTTGGGTACATGATGAAGATTACCCGAGGCGGAACCACGTATACTCGACACTCTGCCAACCAAAGTGGTATCTATGTCCGTATCTACCGCCGACGTATCGCTACGAAGTGGGAAGAGTATGGTAATACACCTAACCTTGCAACGGGGCTGGATAAGTCACAGCTAGATACAGACAGTGCGTTTTACCTCCTTGCAGAGATGAGAGTCGATACGTTAAACGACGGTATCTTCTATGATAATGGCACGTTTCTGCCTGACTACAGTCGGCGGCTGCATACCATTAACGGGTACCAGACAGCACAGTTCTACCCCAAGCCCGACAAGGCGTATCATACGGACATCCGTTGCGTGACACGTCCGCAACCTCTTGTAGATGACGCAGATAATCCGGTACTCCACGCCGAAGCCATGAATGTTTTGCTTGAGAAAGCGATGGCGCTGTTTTACGAAAACCTAGGTCAATCCCAGCAAAGCATAATGTGTACTCAGAAGTACAGAGAAGCTCTTCTCACCTTATCAAAAAGATACGGTGACCTTCGACCTCCCGCTGTTCCTGTGTTACGTCGTATGACACGGGCGACGAGTACAGTTCGTCGGCGTAACAGCTACCGTAAATGGTACACAAACTCGTCAAACTAGGGAGACGTTATGGCAAGAGAGAACACACCTATGATCTGTGGTGGTGTATACGAGACTCAGGATAGTGCAGGACGCACGCTGCAAGGTGTGCTGTTAGCGGTTACTATACTAAACGGCACGAAGCGTGGCGTTATTCGCTTTTGCGGAGTTGCCGAGGAACATGTCCTTGCAGACACCGACCGGTGGGCACAGTTTAAGTTGATCGGGCGTCCCGCCTCTCCTAACGTGGGGCGTCCTAAGAAGAAGGCGTAACCATGAATAAGGCAGGATCGAAAACCCTAGGGCCATACATACTACGCGCCCAAGCGGGCAACTTGATCTTGCCTAACGAGGTTGCCCAGAAGATCGAGAACCTTGTTCCTATGGAAGAAGGTACTCTGCGTTCCGTCGTGGGCCCTGCGGCACTGGTTGACGCCGACAAGACTGGTTCTGATGGATTGACCCTAGACACGTATGGTAGGCCTCCGTCGGACGACCGACCAGCAGGTGGTGTTGGTGTTTCGATCCTCTATCAAGCGAACATGCATGGTATTTTCCACTGTACTGTCGAGAACGGGGCCCGTGACATCCTACTGTTGCACACTGGCAACGAGCTGTGGGAGTTCACGGGCTGGGATCGCAACTGGCGTAAGTTGATTTCTGCTCCCGCCGAAGGCATCGGCATACGTGGCGACCTTAAGGACACGACGCAACCTCAGTTTCCGACGCAGTTTGTGGCGACAGGCAACGGGGTTGTTATCGTCGCACAAGACTACCGTAGTTACTTCTACGACGGCAAACAGATCTGCCCTCTGGGCTTCCGACAAAAGCCCGGTGCACCGCAAGGTATGGGGCCCGCTAGCTCTCAGGACAAGCTAGAGTCTGATGGTGGCGGTATCAACGACAGGGCCTACTCCCATGACGGTACCAAGTACGGGTACAACAACTTCGATCCGGGACGCAACTACTACCGCTCTGGTATGACCGCAGGCTTCGGTCAGTGCCACGTGGGCACGGTTACTCCTTTGACGTTTGACGCTACCGCGTTTGAGCTAGACACCGACGGTGATGAAGACCTTAAAAACGAGTCCGCCGACACAGGTTGGCTCAACCCCGGTGAGTATCGCTGCCGTGTCCAGTTTGTCGATCACTTCGGTAACCTGTCCGCTATCTCTGAACCCTCGGCATCGGTGACGTTTGACTTTCAGCCCTCGGCCATCCCGAAAAACAACGATAACGGCAAGGTAGACCTAGTATCCGCTACGCGTATGCACAAACAAATCGGTTGGACTAACATCCCATCGGGTCCGAAGCATACCCGAGGCCGCATCCTGTACCGTACAAAAGACCTACTTAACTCTGGTTCGGCGGACTACTTCTCGCTTCCCCAAGACGCCACCGGCGTAGCTTCGGCTTTCGCAACGCTACCGGATAACGTGACCTCGTTCTACCCCGACAACATCTCAGACGTGTACCTGTCAGCTAAAGCACGCGAGATCGACCCAGTACCTGCGTTTCGTATATGCGAAGTCGCCATGGGACGCCTGTGGGTCGGCAACTTTAGGAACGACCCAAGCATGCTCAGGCCCTCTTTGGTGGGCCGGTGGGGCACGTTCGCAGCGGGCGAGGACTTCGCACCTGATCCTGCTGGCGGCGAGATCACAGGGCTCAAAGCCGTCAACCGGGGCCTCCTTGCCTTTACACGGAAGAGTATGTTTATCATCGTTCCTTCTGAAGACGGTAAGAGCTTTCAGTCCGCACCCGTGTCTTCCGAAATCGGCTGTTCCGCTCCTAGTTCCATCAAGGCGTTAGCAGACGGTACTGTTGTGTGGCTCAACGACGACGGCTTCTACAGCTATGACGGTTCCCAAGTACGGTACCTATCCGAAAGCATCCGTAAGCAGCTCCGACGACTAACCTCCGGACGTAGACAACAAGCAGTTGCAGCTTACGATGTTCGGACCCGAGAGTACCGCTGCTGGGTGTCCGTAGACGGTTCGGTAACAAACAACCTCTGCTACATCTTTGATGGTACAGGGTGGCGTACACGTACAGATGTTGAAGCTCAGGCGGTATGTACGACGCGAGATCACCGAAACTACATGGTCGTCGCAGGCAAAGTTACGGATGATGAGTTTCATAACGGCGTGTTTGTCCTTGACCACAGTGGCAACCGTCAGGATGGCGTACTGACGAAGTTCGCAGACCGCAGAACAGCGGTCATCGAGACGAACTGGATTCAGGGGCAGGTGTCTAAGATACGTACGACAGCGCACGTCGTGAACCTGTGGTTGCGTGAGACGACCACGTCCAATCTGAAGATCGAGGTACTCCGAGACTGGCGCAGCCCTACTGTCGAGACTACCACAGCGCGTCGTTACTCTAGCGAAGACGTGCCTACGTTCTTTGATAAGACACCTCTTGACACACCCGACGCGTTGTTTGTTGATCGTCGTCCATACTGGACGCGTGCGCAGATCTACGTACCGTCTAACGAGACCTTTAAGCTTCGTATCAGCGGCGAAGGTCTGTGGGAGTTCGTCGGGCTAGAGTTTGTGGTGGCCCCACGAGATCGCGGCGGCGCGATGACACCGCCTTAGGAGGTACGATGGCATGGAAATACCCACCAAACCCTATCGCCGCAGAGTACGTGGTTGATAACATCGCAGTCAATGAGAACTACCTAAGCGTGGTAGACGAGGCCAATGGTTACCTAAATGAACACAACTTCTCGGCCCGCGACGGGTTTATCGTTGAACGTCCGTCTCTCGCCCCCGGCTACGCCTTGCGCTTATATTACAGCTTCAAGGACGTAAACAGCGGCACCAACACCGTTGAGCTGGGGGCGTCACTACCTACAAACTGGGTACGTATTCGGGCGACCCCGTCGTACCAGACATTCTCCGCCGACGGACTAACCCTGACGTTTACCTCGCGTGGAGGACCTACGTGGTTATGTGCGTCGTTTACTCTGCACAACCACCCTGTAGGTGCTGACCGGGACAGTCCTCCGTTTCCAGCGGGAGGTATCTTAGACCACTACAGGGACCGCAAGGGCTTCGGCTTCAACCTTGCGCTGCAACTGGACGGCTCGGTACTAAGTGAGTCGCTGGTTGGCAGCGGAGACCCGACCAATGACTTCTACAACGACGAGAGTAATGTTAGCGACACTACCGCTGCTGGCATAAAGATTTATCCTAAGGGAGGCGGCGGTGTGCAGGGTGCAGTCAACGCAATCGTCTTAGACACAGTGGTCGATCTCGAACCGGGCCAACACACCGTAAACGTAGCCGTACAGAACATCCTGTCCTCTAACGGAATAGGTAAAAACGTAGCAGCCATTTCGTCGCGTGAACTTTTTGCGTTGGAGTTGACTAGATAATGAGTATCAAGTTTGAATACCTCGAAGACGGTACCCCGTATGTAGCTTCGGTCTTGAACCAACGTACGACTGTTGTTACGGACACCCTCAACGCGTTGACTCGTGAGGAGTTCGCCCTCGGAGCGTTGCGAACGGAGCACGTGCCCACGCCAATCGGTGCTGCGGGAGCCGGTCCAGCGGCTGAGATTTTGACCCGTAGCTTGAGTACTGATGCGCGGGTGCCTCCAGCAACACATACAACAGCAGGCGGACTGTTACCGCAGCCAGTTATCGACTTTGTTACCCCGATAGACTTCTCGGACCCCGATCAAGGCGTCAATGCGATTTTGGTACTCGCCAACATTCAGGTAATACGGTTCCTGAACTCAGAGGGGGAGAAACTTACCGTGCCCCCTTCAACACTCGGGCACTTCGCCATCGAAGATGCTATCCAAGTTACCTTTTCGATTACAGTAGAGCCTGTCGGTTCTGGCATAACTGATGATAACATTGAAAAGTCTAACCGAACCATCTCCCCCGGCTTGGCGATCTCCGAACTAGAGAACACCACTTTCAACTTCGCCGGGGCAGTGTCCCACGTCTGTACGTTTGATACGGACGACGATTCCTTCAAAGACGTAGCTATCCGAACCGTTATACGACGAGAAGACTTGCAGTATGACGCTCCTATCAACAAGATTAAGCTTCAAGTCAGCTCGGTAAAGTTTTTCCCTGCCGCGCTCGACCCCGGCTTCTTCTTGTCCGACGGCGGCTTCATCGTTATAGGTAAAGCAACCTTGAGCGCCATCCCTATTCAATGCAAGGTGTGATATGCCAAAAGTCTTCCCACCTACATTCCCACCGGGCGCGATGGAGGTCTCCGATGACCTATACCGTACCTTCTACGAGGTAAATGGGGATAGCTTAGAGGTCATCAACGGGCGGCTAGGCCCGACGAATATGGTATCCTCTTTTGGCGGCAAGCCTCCCGGCTATAACTTCGTCCAGCCCGGAGCTTTGAGCGGTGGCGGTGGCACCGCAGGCACAGCTAACCTAGACTACTTCTCGGGCAACCCTAACTACATGTCGCGTGGTGGGGGGCACTTCCCCGGTGTTGGTTACCCGCCTCTAAACTCAAAGCGGTACCTACCTATTCCCGGAGCAAACGTAGAGTTCTACTTGCCGTTTGACGCGTATGTGCTGCTTACTTGGTCGATTACGTGGACCAACGACAACGCAGGGCTATCTACCGGTATCGACCCACAACTTGGTGTGCAGAACGCAGTGACAGATGTCGCTTTGTTTATAGATGACTCTACTACATATCACCTATCAGATAATCTCAACACGACCCCTTTTACTAGGTACGTAGGGGATGTGTACTTAGGTGAGACTGAATATGACCTACAAGACAGATACAAATCACGTGTCTGGTCCGGACATTGTTGGATCGACGGACGTAGCATCCCTGCCCTGTCTGCGGGGTACCACTCAGCGGGACTCCGCATCTGTCAGCACCAAGATATAAAACAGTCCCGTGTCAGGGCGCGGTCGATGCAATATATATACTTTAAGTATGGAGATTCATAATGGCAGACAAAGTAAGCAAGGGTCCAGAGGGTTACCAGAAAGGCGACGACATTATGAGTGGCATTGGGCAAGGCGCTATGCAAGGGGCCCAGTACGGCTCTGTGCTTGGCGCTCCGGGCGCGATTGTCGGAGGCCTCATCGGGGGCATCTCAGGTGGTATCTCCGGGGGCAAGGTTACTGACGCAGATAGAGCAGCTTACTTCGCCCGTAAAGAAGCGGAACGCATTCAAGCTAATCCTACTGAGGTCGCTGGTTTTAGTCCAGAGACGCAAGCTAAGAACGTCGCGGCGATGACGCAAGCACTAGACCCTAACGACTACGCTGCTGCGGCTCAGAACCCAGAGATGGCGCGTCAGATGCAGGCAAGCATTCAGCAGGCAGGACAAGCCGCAGTCGGCCAGCAGGCGCAGATGGTTGCGAAGGCACAACAGGCACAACGAGATCAAGTACTGAACCTACTCAACTATGCGGCGGATACAGAGCGTGCTGAGGCCCAGCAGAAAGCGGTAGAGGCACAGGCTCGTGCGTACAACGCCCAAGCTAATCAGATGAACCAACAGACAGCGGCCCAAGCTTTTGATTTCCAAGACGACATGATGAGTATCTTTAACTTTGGTGGCGTGCCCACCACCGGCTAGGAGGTAACATGGCAGTCGAAGTCCCCAAGGTAAACTTTGAAGACTTGCTGGCGATTATCCGACAGGGTGAGTCCGGTCCAGACGGCTACAACGCGATCAACCAAGGCACCGCTGGCGATACACCCGGCGGTTCCGAAGCTATGCTTGGTAAGCCTCTTACGGAGATGACTGTCCAAGAGGTGATGGACCAGCAGAAGGGCGACGCGTATGCGGTAGGTGCGTATCAGTTTATCCCAGAGACCCTCGGTCGCTTGGTCGAAACCTACAACATCGACACGAGCCAGCCCTTCAGTCAGGAACTACAGGACGAGTTGGCGGTTAGCTTTATCAGCGAGCTAGACGCTTTTAAGACGTTTATCAGCGAAGGTGGCGACCCTGCGCCTCTGATGAAAGCTTTGAGCAACGTGTTCGCCGCAGTGCCTGACGCAGAAGGTAACAACCCTCTAGGCAGTGTCGGAGGCAACAAGGTTACTGTTGATGTGGATACATTCCGCGACGCGGTGGATTCGCTTGCGGCCCCTGTGGGTGTTACCGCTAACGTCGCTTCGGCAGGTGCCGCAGACCCCAGCATCAGTATGCCGGAACCGATGAACCCAAATCAGTTTGTTGAGCGCGGCATTGACCCCGAAACCGGCGAGCGTACAGTCACTGTTGTGCCTCCGACAGAGCTTGCCAAGCAGTTCTTCCAAACGAGAAAACGCAAGGTCAACGAAGCTGTCTCCAACTTCCTGTCAGGCGGGCTGGTTGCGCAGCAACAACAAGCCGATGCGATGCGAGACCTTAAGCTTGAGCAAATAGAGAATCAACGCTACCAGAACCAAATCAAGTTGATCAACGATAGCATCGAACGCATGCGGACACAGCAGTCGGACCGCCGTACCGAAGTTGGTTTGACGATGCGTAAGATCTTCGGCGAGCTAGCCGCAGCCGAACGGCAGAAGGGACGCGAAGCCAACGACAAGTACCTTGCGTTCTTCGAGGCCCTCGTAGGTGGCGGTGGCGGTGGTCTTAAGCGTATGGATCAAAGCGAAGCTCGCGGCGCTATAGATGACGTGCTCAAAGCTCACGAAGCCGGTGAGAACCCGCAGACTATTATTCGAGAGCTAGCCGTAAAGTATGACATGGACTCTGTTGTCTCTGTTGTGAAACAGGCACAAGAAGCTAACCCTAGGGTGCTTGAAGTGGCAGGCGAGGTCCTTGACGGTATTGCCGCAGTAGAAGGTGAGACCCTTGAAGGTGGCTACCCTGAGAACGTTATTTACGAGTACGTTCGGGGCATCTACGGACAGCTTCCCGGCGTAACCAATAACGTAGGTGCGGCGTTTCAACAGATTATGATGGCAAACCCCGGACAAGCGCTGATGCAGTCGGAGCAACTCGCAGAAGCGTTTGAGCGTCGTGCGGGTGTCGATAAAGAAACAGCTAGCAAGTTGATCTCCCTGTACGGGGGCTTGGCCTCAGGCCTAGCGGCAAGGGACCTAGGTACCGCCATGGAAATGGCACAGATGATGTACGGTATTACCGAAGAGAAAGTAGCGTCCGAGGCTGAGTATCTTAATCATTTGGAGTTACGAAAGCTCGCGTTGATAAACGCCATGTCTAGTCGGCCTGATGCTCCAGAGTTCGCGGACCTACAACAACAAATCCTGTCGAGCCCTCACTTCATCAACATGCCCGGTACGCCTGCTCAGAAGCTGAAGGCGGCTGCGATTCTAGGTCGCCGTGCGTTACGAGATCAACGCAAACAAGGACGCCAAGCCCTTAAGGAAATCCGGCAAGTCGGTAGTGCACAGCCTATGTTGCCCGGTGCCTTGGAACACCTTGTCAAAGTGGGGGCGATCACGCAAGATGAAGCGGACCGTGCGGAACTAGAGTCGCGCATGGGTGATCTGACCGTACGACGTGCAGGCGGCGGTGTTCAGGGTGGCCCCGTGTTGTCCGATGCGGAAGTCGATCTACTCCCAGACACAGGTATGGAAGACGTGGTTAAGGCCAACCTTGAAAACATGCGAGCCATCGACGTACCGGCAGATCAAGCGGAGCAAGAGGCCAAAGAGGTCATCGAAGGTCCCATACCTGCCGCCCGTGGTGTAGACATCCCCCGGCCCGACGCCTACAAACCACGAGCCCCGTTGACCGAGCGAGACAAGGCCCTTGCATCCACACGTAAATCGGCCAGCGCCATAGATAGTGGAGCTGTATCTCTACAAGATGTATCTCTACAAGACATACTCAGACGTGATATGTTGAAGCAGCTAAACGAGGGCAAACAGGATGGCGCAGCCCAGTAACAACGCGGACTTCATGAAGATCTACGAGGACGCCTACAAGGCGGCTAGTCTCGTACGTGAGGAGCTTCGCAAGGGCAACCCCCTAGCGTCCAGTATGGACCCGTTGGAGACCGCGCCCCAGTCGATGCCCGAGCTGGATGAGCAGATCAAGAAGATCGCCGAAGAGATTCCGTCGGTCCAGACACAGAAAGATCTACGCAAAGAGGCTAACGCCAAGCGAACCTTGTTCGACACTTTCCGGGGCCAAGGCCTGCCCATGTACAGTATGGTGGATGACCAACAGGCCGCACTCAGCCGCTTGCTTCAGCGCCGTAACCGCGAGGATACCGAAGAGGCCCGAGCGGCCCTCATGCAGGGGCTAGTCGAGAGCGCCAGTGAAACTACAGGTTATACGCCGGATAACTTCTTGTACGACCAGATGAAGATCAACCGTGTCGATGAGGATGCGGCGACTGCGTTGCAGACATGGGCCATGCTGAACCTACACAAGAAGTACGAGTCTCCAGAGCAGATGGTCAAGAACATCGGTGCTGACATCAAGCATCAGACCGAGCTTCGCAAGCGTGCCATGGAACTGTTTGCCCAGCGAGCGCAAGACCAGAAGGTCCGAGACACTATTCGTCCTGTCTTCTTCGACACCGAAGCCGGGGCCCAAGTCCTCGACGCCGCGCCTCGGTTCGATAAGCAAACCAACAAGCAAGTTGCTGACGCCTCTGGTAACGCTCTGGAGCGTTTCATCTACAACTTCGACTTACCACCCTCAGTCATGCAGCGCGTCCAACAGGGCTACGCCACAGACATTCCTACGACAGATATTCAAGAGGCCCTCGGTGACCCGCTAGATGTAGCGAGGCACAAGACCAATCTGTTCTACTCAATGAAGGACAGAAAGCCTAGTGAGCTGTACGTGCCGATGAACCAAGACAGGTTTGGTCGGTTTTATGCGGACATGGCTGTGTACGAGAACGGGATTCGCGTCGCTGCGTATCGTAAGAAGAAACGGGACGCCGGGTACGAGGGCACTATTCCTCCACGAGAAGTAGTAGAGAAGCTGTCCGCCGAAGCCAAGGCCGAGGCCCGTCAGCTTGTTGCCCCTTTGAAGTCGCGAAACACGCTGGTCGCGTTTCGAGACCCGTACGGCGCAGCCAAAGACTATACCGAAGGTGTTGGTTTCCGCGCCAATGTCGTTAAGGCGCTCCAGATTGCAGCCAACGTAGTGACTTTGGGCGCAGATAAGTTGTTGTTTGACGACTTCATCAGTGACTATATCAAGCTTGCTGGTGCGGTTACGTTGCCTCGGTCGTCAGCAGGCATCTTGATGTCGGAAGATTTCAACCGGGGCTACGTCAGAGAAGGCGACTTCTTTGCTCCTTTGCTGGGTGAGTATGCTCCGACTACCTTCCTCGATGCGCTGGTCCGTCTGAGTACATTCGAGCCTATTGCTGCAACCTTTACACTAGCAAACGACGACTATGCCGAATCCGGCGGGAGCTTTTATGGTAGGCCCGGTGGTGTAGCTCGTAACTTCCTTGAGCTAATGGACTCCGATCGGGCCATTCGCCGCATCGCAGTAGGCGATAAGCTAGGAGCCCGTTTTATGAACGAGGTTGGTGACGTATTCATCAACCCGCTTTTAGGTGAGTACGGTAAGAACAACCCGGCGCTCGGACGCGCAGCCGGTATGATCGGCGGGCTGATTGCGTATACGCTGTCACCTGACGCTCTGATGGGTATAGGTGTTGCTGCTAGGGGCGCACGCCCTGCCGTACGCGGAGCGAAGCGGGCACTAGGTGCCGAGTATCAACAGATGACCGCAAGTGACGTGCCGTTGCTGAACCGGGCGATCGAGCTAGCCACCGAGAAAGTAGGTAACGTAGAGGATCTTGATACCGATCAAATGATCGAGTTCAATAAGGTCTTGCGTGCTGAGTTTAAGAAGAGCAAGACGGGCGGCGTGCACGCATATGACTACTTGGCCCAGTTCAAAGCTACGTCCGATAGTTCACTGAACGTCCCTTTGACCTCCGGTGCCGGTGTTGAAGAGGCGCTGCGCTTTTACAAAGACCTAGCGACCAAAGCTCGTGAACAGTTTGTTTCTGCACAGAAGAAGCTAGACAAGATTAACAAAGCGGGCAACAAACAAAACGCACAACGTCAGCGATTGACGGCGTTGCAGCAGATCTTAACCGGAGCACGGCAAGAGGCCGACGCCCTAGAAGCACTGCTGAAAACACAGCGCGGTCTACTGAAACAAGGCACCCGCGAACTCAGTGGTATGCGTAAGATGGTCAGCGGCATGAAGCTGTCGGACGATGCACCTCTGACGCCTACGCAGATCTTCGACGCCCTCCGGGTCAAAACCGGCCTTACGGACATCAAGACTTTCGCTCTACGCAACATGGACAAGACGGGTAAAGTCGGCGGCGTTACTGCAAAATCTTTGACTATGCGTCGCCTCGACGGACTGATCAAGGCGAGCATGCCCAAGTCGTCGCCCATCGCGGACGCGTTGAAGCTGCAAGTTAAGAAGGTCCAAGGGCTACGCCTCGCTAGGCAGCAGATTCAAGACGAACTTGGCTTGCTGCAAACCAACCTCGTACGTCGCATCAACAAAGAGATGATCGGCGTCCGGGGCCTAGGCAAGAAGGCTAAGATCAGGCCCGGAGAGACTGCTGTCGGATTGGCTCGTGTCGAAGCTCAAGTTCAAAAGGCTGCGTCCGAACTGGATAAGAAGCTAGACGCACTTAAAAAGAAGTACGATAAGGCAGAGACCGAACGCGTAATCGGCGAACAACTGAGCGACGATACCTTGGCGCGTAACGTGTACATCTCGTACATTAACAATCTTCGCGACCTCACCAAGGGCAGCACAGACCTACTGACACTGCCACCTTCTAAGTACGAAGAGCTGTTCGAGCAGGTCGGACCGCGCATGCGCAAAGACCTACTGGCAGAGCCTGTACGTGTAGCCTCCATGCGAGCGATAGCCGACGAGGCACCTCGCATCGCCGACATGACCGATGAGGAGTTCGTCGATACGGTGCTGACCGCCAAAGGCCTAGTCAATCTGTTCCGCGAACCCTTAGGTTACGTGAATCTGACACACAAACAGCAGGCGCTGCTGTGGCAGAAGCCCTTGGCGTGGGCGATACGAAGCACAATCCAACTAGATAATATACTCGAAAGCTTCCCAGTGTTTCGTACCAACGTACGTTATCTCGATATTCAGATCCGCCGGGACGCAGACGAAGCCGCCAAAGGTATGGCCCGTGTGGCGCAGGATGTCATAGATACTATGAACCTAGCGGTAAACAACGTCCGAGGTGTTGAGGCAAAGCAAGAAGCGATCAACCTAATCCTAACGTCAGTGGGTAGGCTTGAAGATCTACCGTACCAGTACAACTTCCCTCTTACCCCGAAAGCCAAAATCACCATGACCGCACTCGCGGGCTTCGACAAGTCGCTAGCGTCTACCATGGTCGAGGGTCTTATCTACGACGCCCGGATGCGCAAGGCGGCAAAAGGGGCGGACCGTGCGTTGTTCAAGCCTGACGATTCGCTAGGTCCTGCGATTACGGCCCTCATCCGGGACGACTCGATCGTTGGAGCAGCAGACTTCTACAGTGATTTGTATCCCCGTATTCAAAGTTTGGTGGACAGCATCTTACTAAAGAACGCAGATACGTTGTTGCAAGCTGATGGCGAGACCGCTATGGCGGCGCTTCGTAATGCTATCGTTACCGCTCTTCGGAAGGTCGAAGACATCAAGATAGACGAGACCGCGTTTGCAAACGTTAAGTTCTCAAAAGCTATTGTCCTAGGTGCTTTGCAGACAAGGTACGCAGCGAAGTGGAACAGCATCTTTGGCGCAAGGTTTAACGAAACTGTTGGTCGGTCGATGAACCGCATGCAGGGACGCGGCACCGAGGCATCTACGGACTACATCCCCGTGACCCCGACTGTAGGTTCCTACGTGATCCTCCGACAGGAGATGGACGCTTGGAACGCGCTGGTCCGCAAGTCTGCAAAGGCGAGCCGCACGGGGCTCCGCACCGGGAAAAAGCGGGAGCAAGTGCGGTCTGTTCTCGTTGAGGACAAGCTTAGTGGTGTGCTTGGTCGCCCCTCGCGCAGGATCAACAAGATCGAAGACGGCATGGCACACTTCAACACGGACGAGCCCCCGGTGAAGCTCGAAGATGTGTTCTTGCGGGACACTCGTGTCTCTATGCTCGACGCACTTGACGGGTTCTCGTTGCTCGGTTCTCGTATGATGACCACCATGGGCCGGGAGAAGATGCGGCCTCTCTTCGGTGTCGTACGTGACATGTATCAGCGTATGGTGATCTCCAGCGTAGACGAAGCAGGCAACGTACTCATGACTCCACGTGGTAGCATGGTCAGCTTTCACAACTCTTTGGACAAACTGTCTAAGGAGTTCGGCGAGCAGATGAGTGAAGCCATGCTGAACCCTGCGCTGTACAAGGTCGGAGCCACGGCGATACGTGTCTTTAACGGATTCATTAGCTTCTTCAAACGCCACATCCTGTACGGCTTGCTGAACCCACGTGTCGCCTACTTCTCAAACATGCACTTCGGCGAGTACGCACAGATGGCAGACGCGGTTGGTCCCCTAGAGGCGCTACCGCTCTCGATGCAAGGGGCTCTGGGTTCGTTCCCATTTGCGGGCAAGTCGTTACAGAACAGCTACTATGCCATGTCCCGGCAACTACCTCCGGGTAAGATTGGTCTGCCTACGGCTACCGCTGCGACGTTCAACGGCGCGATCGATCGAATCCTGCGTATGTCGGACGAAACACTGTACGTCGGTAAGGACAAACAGATCGTCACAGGTCGGCAGTTCTATGCTGAAGCCATGGAAGACGGCGTAGGCGAGTTCCTGCGTGGGGCCGACTTCGGCGAGATTCTGGAAGCTGAGGCCCGTCGGCAGATTCGTAACAACCCAAATGCGTTCTTCAACGTCTATGATACCGTCGGTGGGTATCAGCGTATCCTTGAACTAAAGATAAGGGAAGTTACACGACGGCAACGATTGTTACTATACGCACACCTGCGCATCAACCGAGAGCTGCCTCGTGATGTGGCGAGGCGTATGCTTCTAGACTCGATGTATGACTGGTCCTTCTCTGTCGGAAGGCTGGAACGTGCGATGCTTGGAGACTTCGCGTTCTTCTATACACTTGTAAAGAACGGGTTCGCCCAGCAATATCGCATGTTGTTTGAAGCCTCGTCCGACGAATCTCTTAAAGCCTACCTTGCTAAGTACGCTCGGGGCCAGACCAAAGTCCAACGTATGCAGATGATTAGTAGGTTCCAGTCGCCGTACGCGGGGTATGTAGACCCGTACGAAGATCTGACCCCCCAACAACAGCGCGACACCGTGGGTGAACGTAACCTATCGAGCTTCTTTGCTGATTACCCGTTGATAAGCTCGATGACCGTCACCCCACGCCAGTATCGTCGGATGATCGAGACCGCAGGCTTCGGGAAACAACACGTCGCGTTTGGTATGCCGAAGGCTACAACGGTCGAGTTCGCACATTCTACTGCAAACATAGCCGCATACACCAGTGCGATCTTGATGGCAGGTATGCCGGGTATGGACAGCGTGTACTCGGTGAACACTAAAGCAGCCACCACAGGGCTGATCGAGGAGCTAGCCGATTCGATTGCCAACCCCATCTATGGTGAGATGGCCAAAGCTATCTTCTTCGATGCTCGGCGACCCAAGTCACCTTACGGTCGCGTGCTGCGTCCCGGCGACCTCGCCGCCATCCAGACACTTCGCAGCATGGGGCTAGACTTCCTCGTAGAAGTCAACCCAGACTCGAAAGATCCAAGGGTCAAACGCCTTAATCTGTCCGGTCCGCCTATTATGAACGAGCTGCTGTTCTCTATCCTACGAACAGAGCTTCTCCGGAGCCGCACAGCACTGGCTATTGCGTTTCCTGAGCTGACCAGTCCAGAAATCAAGGCGCTCGCTGACGATGACCCAAGAAAGATGCGGCTGTATAATATAGGTAACACCATCAACATCGGACGAACTGTCTTCTACAACGGTGAGAATAACCAAATAAATGATATGAAGACAGCTAAGGAAGCAGTTAAACTAGAACTTAAGAAGATGGAACGTCAAGCGTCCGCGCCCTTGATAAAGGATTAGCAATGTCAACCCTCGATCAACGAGTAACAAACTTGGAAGATCAAGTCGGCGGCATCCGCGAGACGCTTGCGATGGTGCAGAACGAACAGAAGCACTCTGTTAAAACACTCGACCGCATCGAAGCTTCGCTCCACGAGCTTAACAAGCGTAACCAGATTGACTGGGGAACCGCGCTTAAGAACCCTCAAACCATTGTTCTCGGGCTCATACTCGTCGGAGGCCTACTCGGTCACGATACGATGATGCTCGCGAACACTGCAATGAACCCTGCTTTAGCAGGTCCAACCCTTGACATAGTACCCTAAGTACTTTATACAACTAACATCATCTTTGGATAGTCTATAGGAGACACGAAATGGCTGGCAATCTTAAGCAGCGCCTAATCAAAGCAGGTCGCGATTTTAACTACGCAGAGGGCGTCAAGGTCCTCAACAACGACACGGCAAACGCGTTGCCCGCAGAGACTATCCTCTGCGGTGTGGGTGCCTCTGGTCCGTTCCTAAAAGTAGGGAAGACAGATGCGGACGCTCTTGCAACTACGCGAGGCCGGTTGCTGGTGGCGAAACACGAGATCCCCGCTGGCGGATACGGAGTGGCGTTGCCTTGGAAGATCGTGACTATGGACACTTCTGCCGGTGCAGTAGGTGACCCCGTGTATGTCTCCCTCACCGCTGGCGAGCTGACCCTGACTGTACCTTCGGCAAGTGGCGACGTAATCCGAGAGGTCGGAACCGTTGTTGTAGTCGGCGGAGCCACAGCAGGCAAAGTTCATTTCAGTGGTGAAGGCGTTCAGAACCTTGCTGTAATCCCATAAGGGGGCTTAGATGGGTGCCACGCGCATCAGACCATCACGGGTGATCTCCGAGGTCACCCTAAACAACCAACTGCTACCCAACGGGTCGGGTGCCACCCTTACATGGAAAGCCACCGGCCTACCTGTACGAGGTATCGTCCACCGTTGTAGCCTACGTATGGTGTATACCTCTCCGATTACGCAACACGATGAGTATGATGCGATCTGGGTACACACTAGCGGCACAGAGGGCGTAAACGCGGGTACCATCGAGTTTGCGCGTACTGTCGAAGCCCAGTACTGTTTAGACCTAAACAGTATCCTCCTCACGGGCGCACACGAACAGTTCGACTCGGGTGCGGCCTCGGTGTACATGCCGACACTGCGGTTGGCTAGCCCGATGACGATGACTGCGATCGGTACCGTTGCGGCTCCGTTTACGTCTACAAACGCAGCGGGTAACGACACGGTTGCCGTGAACCAAGGCTACAACGTAGGTGCCGAGACGGGCTTCTACTATGACGTGTCGGGCACGGTCAAAGGACCTAACGATAACACAGGTGAGTTGTACTTTACTTGGGTATCGGACGCCACGAACTACCGTACGGCTGTTGACCAGATCACCTGTCGGCTTGAGATCGAGCCCTGCTTCTAGGGAGCCGAGATGCCTCGCTCCATCAAAGACACTCGCATCATCGTTAAGCGAGACTTAGATTCGTCTAAGTTTCCTAACGGCAATGCAAGCGACGGAGGCGCGGCAGGCGATTCCTTTACTTGGACAATGACTGTACCACCACGGGGCTTCATCGTTCGAGCGCAGATGCGCATTATCCACACGACGTGGGGCCCAGACTTTAATAAGAATGAGGATGATGGGTGCATCTTTCTCTTGTCGGACGGACCTGCCGATGGAAGTACAGGGACAAACCCCTTGAGCAGCACGCAAATAAACAGCATCTTTGGTCACTCGATCATGAACGGTATGTACGGTGCGGAACAAGGCGGGAAGTTGCGGCTCGTCTACGAGTATCCCTTATCGCTGTACTGTACGATGTATACCTTGGACTTCAGCCCGCAGATGCCCATCGGCTCCGGTACAACCCGAGCTAACCAAGGCAGTGGACCTACAGGGCTGTACTACGATTTAAGTACCGAACTTGGACCATCCGGCGATAACGTAACGATGTACTTTACATGGGTATCTGCGGCCAGAAACTGGTCAGATGATTACCACTCGGCGCAGTTCCGGCTTGAGATTGAACCCCGATAATGGAAGAACTAACTGTAAGTGCTCAAGGTACACGCGTCAGGACGCTTGCGCAGTTACTACGTCATGCCAACGTAGACAAGAAGCGGTGGCGTGTCTCCTCTTGGAAGTGCAACTCATGGGAGCAGAGTGTTAAAGGTGGCGAAGCTACCATCACGCTCTATCAGGTCAAGGCACACCTAGAGCGTAAGATTGAGCCCGACCGCCAGCCTGCGTATCCCCCCAAGTTTATACCTAGAGTAGAAGGTATGCCCCGCAATCACGGGCTCCGGACTGCCTGCTTCATACCTGACACCCAGCTCGGTTACGCGTGGACTAAACGATATACGTACTTAGATCCTATGCACGATCGCACAGCTATGGATACTGTGGTTCGGTTCGTCCGTGCTGTGCGTCCAGAGATAATAGTCTTGCTAGGTGATATGCTCGACCTCGCGCCATGGTCTACGCGTTTTCCTAGGAAGCCAGAGTTTAGGCAGACCACGCAGCCTGCGATCGACGAGCTTCACTGGTGGCTAGCTGAGATCCGCAGCGCCTCCCCTTCTAGCAAGATAGTTTACATGGCTGGCAACCACGAGGACCGCATCAACCGTGCGGTTGTGGAGCTTCTACCCGAAGCACAGGACGTTAGCCCTGCGCTGGAGGAGAACTCGGTACTCAGTCTCCAGCATCTCTTGCACCTTGATAAGCTAGACATTGACTACGTCGGACCGTACGGGGCCGACTGGTGGCTGTGGCCAGAGTCCAACTCCCCCATCCGTGTCAACCACGGCACCAAAGTACGTGCCGGTGCAGGCTCTACGGCCACGGCGATCGCCAAGACCTCACGATGGTCAGAAGTATATGGTCACATACATAAAGTTGAGTTAGTACAAAAGACATTCCACGGACCCTACGGACCGCAGCAAATCACAGCTTTATCGCCGGGATGCTTGGTGCGTGTGCCGGGTCCGACGCCCGGTGTTTCTTTAACTCCAGATTGGCAACAAGGACTTGGACTTGCTATACTTGATGAGAACAGTCAAGATGTTCATATGCAAGTACTCCCGATCACTAACGGGCGGCTTGTTTACAACAATCAAATCTTTGAGGGCGAAGACCCCGCAGAGCACATCGCATTCGAGACGGGCTGGAAACAGTTCATTGGAGACAAAGATGCCTAAGAAACAAAAGAAGTTCAACATCTTCGCACTTGTCGCTCGCATCTTGCGTGTGGGCCGTCAGATTACGTTGGCCCTGTCGGACGATCAGAAGATCACACCCGACGAGCGAGACGAGATCATCGCCCTCTTACTGTCCGAGGTCAGCGCGTACCTCGACGAAGTGATGGGGTGATAGATGGCGACAACAGTTAATAAACAGTCTACTCGCATAGACTACAGTCAGATGAAAGAAGACAACGTGAGCGACACAACGGCTCGCAACGATGTCTTCGGTAAAAGCGGCAAGCTATACTTCTTGTACATCGGCCATGACGGGTCAGGTACAAGCGTGTTCGACTACCTGAAGCTGTACGACACTAAGGCAGAAGTAACTGTAGGTACGGATGCTCCAGACTACATCTTTTCCGCAGAGTCAGGCTCTAAGGAGATCTATCACTTCCCCAACGGACTGACGTTCAACAACGGACTAGCCTTCAACGCAAGCAACGCTGGCGGTACAGCGGCGGGCGGTAGTCCATCCGCCGATCTGGACATCCAGATGGTCTTTAAGTGAGGTAAACTATGGCGCAGATTCAACCCCTCTTAGGTCCCATCGGCGGCTTCGTTTACACAGCTACGGTCTCGAACGCTACCGCAGTCAACAACCCTTTGGCAGACACCAAGGTCACGTTGTACCAGCTAGAGATAGACAACACAGCTAACTCGGCGGTGACGTTTCTTAAGATCTACAACGCGGCTTCGCCTGCGCATGCTAGTAACGCACCTTTTCAAATCTGGAAGGTCGAGGGGTCTACGAAGCAGCACATCATCATGCCTGCGGGAACCGAGATTGGGTACTTCTCGTACATCGTCACAACCACCCAAGTAAATACAGGGACACCATCTGCAACAGCGAATCCAGTTGACATCGCTTTGCTGTATGGGTCAGCTCCCGTCTAGTTTAACCTTGGAGTAGACGTAGCCCTTGGTTGCGTCCTCCTCGGTGTACACGGGCCAAGGTGGCAGCGCGTTCGTGCTAGCTTCGCCTACGTACCGCCAGACGACACCGGGTACTGGTCTCGCAGCGTTCGTGGCTTCAAGCACAAGCAGGTCGTCGCCTGCCTTGCATGCGAGGAACGAGTGTCCGCCACGCCACTCACCCTTCCACACTTGGTATAGATACCAACCGTCGCCGTCATCCTTAGACGTGATCTCCATCGACAGGGCTTGGCTGATCGGACCCCACTTGTCGTCACGGTCCCACATCTGCCACTTCTTGTACCTGTCGAAGCTCCAGTCCGCATCAGGGTACACCTGACACAGCAGCCCCCACGTGAACGTCGAACAGTCTATCTGCTTAGTACCTGACTCGACCAGCGACGTGGGAGCGCCACGGACACAAGATGGGAAGTCCACCTTGTGTCCGTAGCTGTAGCCCTCCCATGATGGCAGGGCGTGAAGGATACGTTGGGTCAAACTCCGAGCGTCTGCCATCCTAACTTCTCCGCTTCGTAACAGCTTGGCATTACCGTGCTCTGAACGAACACGCCCGCAGCAGGCACAATGCGCACTGCGCTCATAAGCCTACCTAACGTGTATTCATCGTACGCTCTATCAGGAAAGATGTATATCGACCGCTCCGCTGGTAGCACCGCAGCAGCGAGGGCCACAGCTAGGGCCACGGTCTCCGCGCCCGAAGGGTATGGCCGGTTCTCGAAGCCCAACGTGAAGTCAGAGTCCGAGGCTATCAACTCAGCATCAGGCATATCATCCGGCAGGAACCTACGCATGTACTCCATCAGTGGACCCCAAGCTTCTGTGACGAACCTAAACATCTCCCGATGAATCGCCTTGAGGTGACGCTTCGCTTTGTCCACGTCCTCCTCAACGTCCATCCGTTCTGCTGCTGTGACACCGCTACCGGCGTACTTGGCTACGATGTCCAGCTCCTTGAGCTTCGCACGGTGCGAGCGTAGTCGCTTCGCCGTAGACTCTTCGACGCGCAACAGGGCCTCCCTGTGGTTCTTCGACGACGTAACCACTGCATCCCATCCGTGGATAGGCACGTCCAACTCTACATCGTTTTCTAAGTACTTAAGTAAGAACTTAGCGAACGCGACGTTGCTTCCTTTGATGGCGTCCAGTGCAAGCTGCACCGCGTTCAGGTATTCCTCACCCGTGTCGCCTGCATGCTTGGGGTACGACAGCCGTCCGTTATCCGATGTGTGAATCCGAGCGTGTACTGTCGAGCCCTCCGCCGACAGGTACTCGATGTATCGTTTAAGCTTGATGTCCTTACCTACGACATCACACACCTTACCAAAGCAGGCTAGCTCCAGTCCGTGCATGATCGAAGACTTGCCCGCTCCGTTCCTTCCGTACACTAGCACGTACGGACTCTTGAACCTATACAGCCTATCCTCTCCGCCTTCTTCCTTCACATTCGTAATCAGTGTCTTAATCATACTTCCCTCCAACTTGTTCCAATCTCTGCCTCTGCACTAAACGTCACCGGTAACCCCGGCACACTTCTTGTCATTACTTCTGTTACCACGTCTCTCGTCTCCTCTGCTTTGTCCTCCGGCACTGCGAACAGCACCGCATCATGTAACTGATTTACCAAGCCATGCTTCCTGTCGAAGTCGAACGGCAGGTGCCGCTCTACCAACTCAATCATCGACAGGCCAACGACAGCGAAGCCGCCTGCCTGTACGCCGAAGTTGAGGATGGCGTTGTAGTCCTCGTCAGCGAAGTAGCGCCGCCTCCCTAAGACGACCTCCTCGATATATCCAGTGGCCCTGCAACTGTCCAGTGTTCTCTTCCACCAGTTCTTAAACTCGGGTGCGTTCGCCAGCCATTTCTTATGTAGCAACCTGATTTGTTTGAGGCTGTAGTTTGCGTACAGCATGTTGCCCTGCTCGTCCTCGGCACGAGTGATGATCTCGTACACCTTAGGGGCCGACGCCCCGTACAGCGAGGCGAAACAGATGGTCTTAGCTAGGTTGCGTAGTTGTTTGAACGCGCCTTTACCCTTACCCATCTTGGTGTCCGGGGCCCCTTGCGCTGCCCAGAACTTCTCCCCAAACATCAGGTCACCCGTAAGGTTGTGCGGGTCTATCTCCTTCTTCTCGAACGCATCTAGGTAGTGCTGCTCGCCTGCCAAGGCAGCGGCGAAGCGAAGCTCCAGTTGATCGTAGTCCGCCCCAACGAACACACAGCCCGGTGGTGGGATGAACATGTCCCGCAAGTCAAACGGGATGTTCTGAAAGTTAGGATTGCTAGATGACAATCGTCCGGTCACTGTGCCGTGCGAGTTATAATCAGGATAGACATAGCCGTCACGGACAAACCCAGCTCCGGGGGCTAGCTTGTTTAGATAGGTAGACAGTAGCTTGTGCGCTCTGCGATAGAACCTAAGTGCGTTGATAAACTTACGGTGCTTGTCCTCTACCAACGGGTGTCCAACGAGAGAGCGCAGAACCATAGCGTTGATGCTCTCGTCACCTGTGTCGGTGAACTCTAGGACAGGTAGCTTCCACCTACCGAACAGCAAGTCACGTACCTGTGCATTCGAGTTAGGGTTCATACCGGGGCTGAAGCCCTCGATGACGCTGCGCCACCTGTGCACCTCATCGGTCTGCTTGGCGTGATGTGCAAGTCGTCTGCCCTCGTCGATGCGGATACCCATGCGTCGCATACCTGCGCAGATGTCTTGTAGTTTGGCGTCGGTCTTGTACAGGTGGTCCTGCTCTCGGTCCTCAGCCGTTATCTCCAGAGGTCGTCGGATACGTGCGGTCACCGCAACGTCCGTAGCGCAGTACTCATACAGCTCTTGGTCTGTCCTTGCGAGTACACCTGTGTGGTCAGCTTTCCATGCGGGCACGTCAGTCATCACCGAACCGATGAAGCCTAGCCTATGCCTGTGCTCAGACGCAGCCAGCTTGTGTAGAAGCAACGTGTCCACCAAGGGCTCAGGCGTCACGCCGAAGTGCTGCTCGACGACAAGGCGGTCGAAGTACCCTGCGTTGTGTCCCACCTTTGTAATGGTCTTGTCTGTAAACACCTTGGCCAGTAGCTCTGTGAACCACGCTCGATCTTCAGGGCTCATGTACGAGCCGCCACCGATGAGATCAAACGGTATGATTAGTACTTCGTCCTCGGCTCCGATACCTACGCACCTCAGCCCTGCTGTGAGGCAGTCCACGCCATCGGTCTCAACGTCGTATGCCAGTACCTTGTGTCGTGAGAAGAAGTCTAGCGCCTGCTCTCTTGTAGGAACATAGATAACTTTGGGGTCTGTCCATCTCAGCTTGTCCTCATGGTGACGTATAGCCTTGCTGATGTCCGAGGTGAGCACCTCCTTGAGGTGGCCCTTCTTGTTGCCCATCATAGACGGAGAGTAAGTAGGTAGTACGTTGACATCACCAACGCGTGTAGGACCGCCTCTGACAGCTTCTAGTGACGGGTTGGTACCCAAGGCTACCTTGGTAGACAGCGAGCCCATAGGGACGACTGTAGGGTAGTCTTCGAGCGCCCACTTGCGGTACGGTGCGCAGGCGGTGACCGGCGACTGAATAGGGTCTTGGCCTTGGCGTACGCGCTTGCGGTTGCTCGCCCGTAGCTTGGCTAGGTACGCGCTCGGGTCATCGTTGGGCCAGCGGCACGCTACGGTGTACGCCCAGCCGAAGTCTTTGCGTTGGTGGCCTAGCTCTTTGACCTCGTTAAGTAAGTAGATACCTTCTTGGCCGCTGAACGCTCGCCCTTCAGCGAACGCGGTCTTCGTCGGACCGTCACCCACGAACACGATGCTGTTGTCGGGGTCAGTAGCATGCTGGATTGGTACGGGTTGCCAGCACCCTTCGCGCATCCAGTGAACCCTCAGCGGACAGTTCTCGCAGTCGGCGCAATCTTGTGGACGTACTTGATTAGTCGTCATGTGTCCCTCCCTAGAGACTAAGTTATAGTTATGAGAATGGATAACAGAGAACTCGGTGCCCTATTAGTCACAATCTACATACTATCGTATGTAGCAATCAGTGTTCCTTTAGCCATCTGGATGGCCGGAACCTACCTCCAATGGACCCTCCCTTGGTGCGAGTTCGAGCACGTCCTCCAGCCAGAAGAACCAAGCATCGAACTCTTCATCTGTGAGATCACAGGGCATTAAGTACGTACCCTTCTTGATGCGTACGTGACCCTTCTTCTTGAGGCGATGGAAGCCAAGCTTCTCCATCGGCGTGCAGTCCGCACGCTTGACCTCCCACTCTTTCATGAGACGCTCTAGCGCATCTATCTCAGGAACGGTGAGGTCACTCCTCATCAAACACAATCCGAGCCGGGGGCTCCGTCTGTACACCAGAGTAGACCAGCACCAGCGAGTCGCAGTTTGGACAGGTCAGGTTCGTCACCATCGTGTACACCGTGCTACCCTCGGCTTCGTGGTCGCCACCCCAGATAAGTTCTGTGTTGCAGTGCCAACAGTTCATATCGTCTCCAAAAAGGGTGCCTTGGTGTAAGCATTTTTGGTGTTAGTCCAAGGCACCCACAACGTACTAGACGTTGATGAAATCACCTAGCGCGTCGTCTCCTCCAGACTTGGCACGGGTCTTCGCCTGTGCTCGTGCCTGTTGCGGAGTCAACCAGTTGCGAGTAGGCCAGCCGCCTTCCTCAACCGCAGGTGCGTAGTAGCAGTAGCCCTTGAGACCAACGACCACCTTGCCGATGCACTCGGCGTAGAACTCGGCGCTCTCGTCGCCCTTGCCAGACATACCACTGAACACGTCAGCCACCTCAGCGGGGCTCATGCCCAGCGAGCGGAAGAATCCAAGCCATACCTTCTTGACGCCTTGCGACTTCACGGTCGGCAGGTTGATGCCATCCTTGATGACGCAGCCCTTGGCTTCGCCTTCGCAGACCTTAGCCTTGAAGGTGACACGCTTGTTGCCTGTCTTGGTGACGTAGCCGTCTACGTATTCGATCTCCACTGGGTAGATGCCCTCTTCGGCAGGGCTCTCGTTCAGCGATACTCCACTAAAATCAAAGTCAATACTCATCTTATCCTCACAATGAAACTAAAAAGTTATCAATCAAACTATCATTATGGCGCGTCATCTGCGCCCTATCTATGGCATCGGCGAAGATCCACCGAATCCATCTGTCCCTAACTCCCTCCTTCTGCAACCGTTCAACATACGGGGCGAGTACCCCCTTAACCTTGGGTCGTCTGCTGTCAAGCTCAGTTACCAGCTCTTGCGAAATATCATACACCCACTTGTCCATGAACGCCAACTTGTCAGGACGCTTCACACCTGTGTGTCCTGATAACAACAGCACCTCACGGATGTTTAGCGGGAACCTCTCGGGTGTGATCGCCAGCCTGTCTCCCGTGACGTACTGGTTGTCGGGCCCTGTCTGTAGCAGGTACGGCCAACCGAACGCCGACTCGTCATAGATTACACGTGCCACAATGTCTGCGTGTGTAGGTAACTTCTCGGGCAACTGCCAGCCCGGTACCATGGGACAACCTCGGACCCATCGCTTCTCATTCTCCTGCCCAACTTCCTTGGGTGCCTGCTCGTGCATCGTCAGTACGACGTGGCACTTGGCTAGGCGAGCAGCGTCGCGCAACGCATACACACGGTTGTTGAACACGTCGAACGCTGTCCACCCTGCGTGACTCTTCTTGCATCGCTGTAGCTCCTGCTGGAGGATGATGCTGAAGTCGTCGATGATAATAGCAGGATACTTATCTTGTGCCTGCTTGATCATCTCCGTTATCTGCGGCACGCCGTAGCCCTTGTCGTCGGTCTCGATAACCTTGGGCTCCCAGTCAATCCACCGAGCGCACGTCAGTCCGCCCTTCGGCGTAACGAACAACCCATCTGGGAATGCGCGGACTGTCGCCAGCGTCTTGCCTGACTTCGCGCCTCCGTACACAATAATAAACACACCTTCCTCACTCATCATTTACCTCCCCACTGACATGTCGAATAGAACTTGCACTGTCGATACGGCCAGCACGCACCGTCGTGATGAGCCCCCGGCCAATCCTTGGGCTCCATGTTTTCATACTCCAGAAGCGTACGCTCCCCGCGAATAATGGACTGGCGGAACCGCTCAACCGAGTGCGGAGCTGGGTCAACCGGCATCCTCTTAAATGTTGGCGAGCCTCCGCCCTTGCCCCACTCGATGACGTTGAGCAGCACGCCACCCCAATCGTCGCCGAACTTCTTCTCCCCGATCATCTGGTACCCAAGGAACTGTCCGTTCATCGAGTACTTACTAAGTGTCTGGGGTGTCCAGCGTGCAGTCGTCTTGTGGTCTACGAACCAGACCTTACCCGTCATGGGGTGTCGCCATGCGAGGTCAACACGTTGCGTGTACAGGTACGTGCGGTTCATCTTCTCGTCGAAGATGTTTACCATCAGTTCTGTTTCAATACCCATGGGCTTCCAGCGTTCCTTGCCCCAGTGCATGTTGTAGTCTGCATACGTAGCGCACACCTGCTTGGCGTGGCGCTGCCATGCGGCACGCTCATCGTTGGGCTGTAGCTCGACAAGTTGCTGCACCGCATCCGTAGGAGTGTACAGGTCTTTGTCTGCGTACTCTTCCATGCCGTCGGCGTAGTGGTGTGCGAGTGCGACGTGCAGCATCGAGCCTTTTACGAGGGGCTCAGGCGGGTCGCCCTTGCGGACCGGCGGCGCGTCGGTCAGGTAGGATAGCGCGTACAAACGCGGGCACGTGAGTACCTTCTGTAACCGGTGCCATCCCTTGCGAGACGGGCCCGGATCGATGAGATGTTTCATGCGTCAGCCGCAGCCTGTGCCCACATCCACACATCAGTTGCTTCTTGTAGTCGCTCGGCACGCGCACCCGCATGCCCGTGTCCCATGTACCAGTACATCATCTCTTCTTCAAAAGTGTCGGCCACTTCGTCCAGCCCGAACTTCTCTTCAAAGTGACGCAGGGTTTCGCCTGTTGCTTCCGCCAGTGCGGAGACGACGGTACGTGCACCGTGCTTGTCTGCCATCTGGTCTAGCATTTCCTCTATGTCGTCTGTCAACATCATCTTCGTTGCCATCATAAACTCCCGGCCAGTGCGGCCAAATCTAAAATCGAATCCATTATCTCATCCTCATGACCATCACCTGCAAGTGTCCCTGCCAGTGCGGTCGCATCCTCGTCACCTGTCACGCCCGACACACCCTCCAACTTCTCCAGCAAAACATCTGCGACATGTTCGTCAACAGTACCCTCAGATACAACGTAGGTCAACAGTACTGGCCGGTCTGAGCCGTGCCTACTGAAGCGTCCCTCAGCCTGAGTAACCTGCCCCGGTGTCCATGGCAACATAGCAAAGTACACTGCGTCGGTGTGCTGTAGCCCGTCGATGGCTTCGCCGAAAGCGTCGGTCGTACCTACAAAGACGCCTGCCCCTTGGGCCGCTGCGTACTGTGCGACCTGCTCCATGCGATACTTAACAGAGTCGCCACCATGGCCATGCCACACAGGAGCACCAAGTTTCTTTACGCGTGTCTTAATAAGTTTGGCGAGGGCGTCGCAGTCCTTGCGTCTACCTGTAAACACTGCTACCTTTTGTCCAGCTTCAACGCAGCTCATCACTGAGTCTGCGATCCACTTGCGCTTGGTCGATGCTGCGACCGACAGGTTCGCCTCGAACAGATGCTGCTTGCCCATCTTGGCTGCACGCTTCAGTGTGTCTCGGAACGCCGAGGGCTTCGTCTGCTCACTCGGTGACAGGTACACAAGCTGACGCCGCTTGGGCGGTAAGCTCCTAGCCATCTCCGCATACGACACAGCGTGTACTATGCGACTAAGTATATGTTTAAGTTGTGCGCAGTTGCTCTCGCCCGTGGTGTCGATTCCACCGTACTCGCCCTGCTTTGCTGCGCAGAAGCGGTGCACCCAGTTCCAGTTTGTCCCGTGCTGCTCGGGCTGAATGAGGTCGAGCTGTGCCCACAGGTCACGTCGCCTGTCACGTATCGGTGTAGCTGTAAGCCCAAGGCGTGCGCTTGCTATGCGACTCAACTTAGCAGCGTACGCTGCACGGTTCTCCAGCCACACCCACTGGATGTCGCCGTCCTCGTCGAGTATCTTCTCCTTGCGTTTCCAAGCTTTGCCCTTGTGTATCTCGTCCCACACGATGACGAGCGGACGCATGCCCTTCCACGTCAGGATGTACGGGTACCAATGCATGAGCGTCTCCCACGAGATTACTATGCATTCTGTTTCTTGTGGTATGTCCATGCCACCTTGCCCGTCGAGCACCAGCATCTGCATGTCCGTGTACTGTGCGCCCTGCGCTTTCCACTGACGCTTAGTAGCAGCCTTCGTAACAACCACCTTGCGTGTCCTGCGACTATGCGACACGAGCCACAACAGTGCGCCGAGTGTCTTGCCTGCGCCGCATGCCCACCAGAGGAACGACCCGTCACGCGTAGCGGACCACGACCACGCCTCACGCTGGTACTCTGTTAAGTATCCATCTAGTACCCAAGGCTTCACGCGCTCGCGTATCTCTGCTCTATCCCACGGGTTCATCTCCCCCTCCTTGGGCACTGCTGTACCCATCTGCGTACCAGCCCCCGCCTTTGAGGGCGAACGCGCAGGTACTTATCAAACGGTTTAGTTTATCACTGGCGCACTCAGGGCACGCGCTCTTTGCTGTGCGATCGCGCACCAGCACCTCGAACCGGTGCCCGCAGGCGTCGCACTCGTACTCGTATATCGGCATCTCTACGCCTCCACTACCTCCATGGGCAGTATGTGAAAGGCTATCCACGCTGTAAGGTTGCGGGCGTCTCCGCGTATGCACACGGATGTGTCCTCGAACGACACCTCGACCTCGAACATATCAGATACGACCTGATATATCACGCGCTCCTCGAAGTCAGGAGCCACGCCTAGGTCTAGGTCGATGTGCTTCGTATGCATACACGTAGCATAACCTACTATCTATTCCTCCTCCTCTCCTTCCGACACCTTCCGCGTCCACCTCCGTGGTACGTGGTCCACCGTCACCTCTATCGTACGTAACTGCGCACCGCACGCATCACACACGAGGCGACGCGCAGTCCACGGGACACGTGCGTGGTACGCGAACTTCTCCAAGGCTACGCGCTTACCCCAGCGTCGCAGGTACTCTCGACTGGGTGCGCACTCCACATTATTGTGCGTCACGTCCGTCACGCGCAACGCGTTTGCTCCACATCGTTTGCAAATCATCTACGTATCTCCAAAGGCGCACCGGCATGTGCACCGGTGCGCAAGGCTCACTTGTAGTCATACTGTTTGAAGAGCCACCACCCTGTGAGCACACACACGCACAGGGTGAGCAGCTTAGCGGACACGTCTATCATGCATCAAGCAGTAGCTTCAGGCCACGCTTGTTCATGTCCGCACCTGCGCCGAACCACGAGGAGTCGAGCAACCGCTCGCTCTTGCGTTGCTGGTAGTCGGACGCGTCCTTGTTGCCTGCACGCACAGCGAAATCGTGTGTCGTGTACTGCGTGATCGCATTGTACGCACCCCAACCCGTGCCACGCACACCGGGGATGTCTGTACCGATGCCTGCCTCGAACAACTCCGTGAGTCGTGCGTGCTTGTTCATCGCCATCGTGCGTCCACGTGAGGAGTCCTTACCCTCGGGCAACTCAGGCACGGGGACAAGCTGGTCCAGTACGTCGCTCCACTGGGCAGACGTGATGGGCTTGCGTGCGAGGTGACGCATGCACCCCGTGAACAACTCCACGCGCTCGACCGCAAAGCCTAGCGCACGTCGCGCCTCCTCGACCTTGTCGTGAATCCTACGCGAGTGGCGTATCTTCACGTACGGGCTCGTGTCCTTGTCCTCTCTCGCCTTGCCTATCGCCATCGTCTTCGTGTTGTTGCACACAACACGCACAGCCGTGGGGAACACCTGCAAGTTCATCTTGCCTGTGTGTCCGTTGATAAGGCACATGTACGGGCGCAACGGGTCGTTAGGTACGATGTCCGCCACGAGGTTCGTAAGCTCGGCAAGCAACCACACCTGCTCGCCACCGAACAGCGAACCCGCCGTGTGGTAGCGCACGAGACGCTCGGGGCCTGCGACCGCGTCCATGAACTTGAACGCCTCGCGATTCTGCAAGGGTGTGAACACCTTGCCTACCGTACCGAGCACGTCGTGCGTGTCGCTACGCGTAACCGCGAACCGGTCGGGCACCTGCACTGCGAGGCTGGTGTCCGTCGGGTACGTGTACATCTCGCGCAGGTTCACGTCCCAGTCCATACCTGCGGCGACGATTGCCTCCTCCGCAGTCACGGGCTGGTCGCCTACGTACTTACCTAGTCCGTGCCACGGGCGTGCACCCGCATACATCATGTTCGCTCGTCCGTTGCTCATGTCTAGTTCATGCGCCATGCTTCACCTCCGTAGCCTTAGGCTCGTACCCGAATAGTCGAATCGTTTCGTTCCCATCTGCATCCGTGTGCGCATACGCTATGGCAGCGTCTCCGCACGACTCACGCATCGTCTTGCACAGACGTTCCAACGCCTGCACGCTCACGTCTCCCGACACGGACAGGTGCACTGGTCTGTGCGTACCGCCCACGTCTATCGCTCCTGACTCAAGCTTCTCTACCTTACCCATCGCTCACCTCCTGCGCTGCTGCGCTCACCCGCTCGTGCTGTGCACGCGCATCCTTGACCAGCTCCTCCAGTTGTTCGAGCATGCTGTACTCCACGGGGTCGTCACAGTCCCCGCACATGTACTCGCGCAACCCACGCACGATGGTGTCGTTGGGCATGTGATTACAAATCATCTCCATATTCACGCCCGCATCCGCCATGTGCTCGACAAGCTCGTCGGCCTCAAAGTCCACGTCAATCTCGATGTACCCTGCGTACACCTCTTTACATATACCCATACTATGCTCCAGTGTGCGCATGCCGCGCACGTGTGTTGTTAAAACGGAATCTCTTCACTCGGTTCGTGCGCCTCTATCCACTCCTCCATGTCGTCTGGGTGTATCGGTGCGGGCGCTAGCACCGGTTCCCGTATGTCACCTACGTTCGCGTGAAGTTGGTACTCGTACACTATCCACGCGTTTAGGTATTCGATGATGCGGGCACGGTACTCGCGCACCTCCCGCTCGTAGTCCTCGCACGCGAGGTCGTACTGACGCTCGCGCTCTTCCTCTTCGCAGTTGCAACGCGGGTCGTCCCACGTTGCGCGACATCTACTGCAACTCATGTGTCACCTCTCGCTCGTATTGTGCGGGAAGCGGCACCCACGTACGCTCCTCCCACGTGGGCAACTCCGCACGATGCAGGTCCAGAAAGAAATCATCCTCGCGGTTGATGCCGCACGCCTTATGTCCCTTCGCATACAGCAACACCCAGCCGCCTATGCGCTCGTGCTTGTCGAGCGGGCGTGCGTCTGACTCGTCGCCGTCGATGACGTACCGCCCCATGAACTCACCACGGGCTAGCAACTCCTCCACCTGTGCACGTGTGCGCAGCACGATGGCGACGTTGTGACCACGCCGCATCCACTCACGCGCACGTCGCAGGTGTGACCGGCGCGTGGATGGTAGACTGTACGTCGTGTGGTAGTTGCGTACGTTGTACTTGTCCACGTGCTTGGCGCTCGCGAACTGGTACGGGTACTTCGTGTAGTCGTAGAACACAATGTCCGCATGCTTCTCGATGAGCCATCGGTGATGACGCACCCACTGTATGTCGGACGTACCGTTCAAGCGTACGCCTGTGATGTACGACGTACCGTGTCGTGCCTCGCGCATGTTCAACCGCGCAACGCTGCGCGAATGGCGCGTTAGTTGGTCGTCAAGCAACCACAGGAACATACGCTCGAAGTGCACGTATAGCGCGGTCTTGAGTATGCGCGAGACCTTGGACGTGTCAAGTATCATCTGGCCTGCGTTCACAAGGCAGTTACCTGCGCACCCGACGCCCGCTGTGATGACGCCACGCTTGACGCCCGTCGCATGTCCGCACGTGTTGAAGCCGGACTCGGTCGAGGGCGACAGGTGCAGCAGCATCGTGGACATACCCACGCCTGTACTCTTGCGTGTCTTCGTGTTCGTGGTGAGCAACGGGCGCACAGCACCCGAGGGCGTGAGCGCCATAGCCGCTAGCGCCTGCTCGTTCGTGATGTTCAGCCAGTCAACCTCCGGACGCACGAACTGCAACGCAGGCAGCATCGGCAAGTGGGGCCGAAACTGTGAGTGCACGTCCGTGTCCCACGAGTCCACCGCGTGGTACGCACGCAACCGCTCCCATGTCATCTTTCGCATTCGTTGCATCTTCATTCCTCACCTCCATCCCCGATTATCCGGTCTACTTCTTTCAGCGTTTCGAGGAGCTTGCTCACGTCGCCATAGTGCGGGTCGCCTTGACTAATGCATGCGCCCTGCGTATCGAGAATGCCGACGATCAACGCCCCCTCCTCGCCCTCCCAGCACAGGTCTACCTCTATGGTATGGGTGCCTATGCGGTATGTGGCTACCGTGTCTCTATTCATTCCTCACCTCCATCCCACGCAATCACAGGTTTACCCTCGACTACGCGTTCGTCGTCTCGTGGATACACACGCATATACATGCCGTGGTGTCTGTGTTTGGGGTCATCTACCATGCGAAACCCGCACCACGCACGCTTGCCCATGCAGTAGCGTCGCAGGCTAGCGTCCGTGGGGAAGTACTTCATCTCACCCGTGTCGTCCGCGTGTATGACGTACGCGTTAGGCTCGGGCTGGAACTTAGCGATATACGCTTCGTCGTGTGCGCTCATGCGTCACCCCCTGCGAGCATGAACCCGACGTAGAGCGCGAACATGGCGCACGTGTAAAAGAACAGGTCCCAACCTGTGAACAGTAGCTCACCCATCGGTCACCCCCATACGAACGCGCTGCATATCGCACCAGCATTCACCAGACTCGAACCGCCTAGGCTCGTATTGCAGTCCGTCTATCACGCACAGGGGAGCGCATGTCTCCCACGTGTACGCATGTTGTTGCGCGACGCTGCGTGTTCCGTGCTTGATAGCCACACAGCCTATCAGCATGGGCACGCATGTAATCACGATCACCCATACGAGGTCTTCGTCCACGTGTTTCCGTACGAGGTCTCTAAGCATCGGACACCTCCCTACGCACAACGTCGCCCGTCGCTCGGTCAACCTCGTACACACGAGGGCAGAACCCCTGCAAGTGCTGCAACTCGGTCCAACCTACGCGCTCGCAGTACTCGACCGCATCGTCACGCGTCGCCGCACGGAACACAGGCAGACGCTCGCCCGAAGGCGACTGCGTGTGCCACAACCACAACTCATTCGGATTCAACATTCGACCCTCCCTTACGCGCAGCCCACGCTGCGCCTGTCTTGTTTCGAAACTTGCTAGCCTGTCGGCGTGTAGGCTCGATGCCTGCACGCTCACACGCTGCGCGGAACTGCCCGTTTGTACGGGCGAACTCGGCGTTAGTCACCCTGCACCTCCACACCGTATGCGTGCATGTTGTTTAGTACACACTCGCGCTGACGCTCAAGGTCCGCGATTGCGCTCTGAATGTGCCCGAGCTTGGCGTTCCAGTCACGTGTGCGCCTGAACTGCACGCGCTCCACACGTTTCTGTGCCTCGCGATTCTCTAAGGCTTTGCGCTCACGCTCCTCACGCTCCACGCGCTCTTGGTGCGCGGCCAAATCCGCTTCGCACTGCGCCACCCACTTGACGGCGTTCTGTCGCGCCCACGTGACACGGCGTGTGCACTGCGGGGCCTTACCCCAGCCATGCGTGAGGTGCTTGCACCCGTGCCCGCCCTTGTCCACGGGCTTGTTAACAATCTTCATAAGCTTGTCGGCCTCGACCAAGCAAGCGAGCGCCTGTTTCGCATGCGCTAGTTTCTCTTTCGGACTCATCGCTACCTCCACGCGCACGGGTCTCGTGCGCTCCACGGTTTGCGCACGCACACAACGTACACGCGCAAGGATTAAACGGGGTTCGCATACGCGCTATTGCGCACGCGCCCCGTGTCAGCCGCGCCCCGCACCGCCACCGTGGCGACGCAAAGCACGACCGACAGGGACCACATACCCCGCTGGCTTGTGGCTGCAAACAGGATATTTTGTTGAATCGCTGTAGAACCGCATAAACAGCGGGTTTAGGTGGCCAAAAAATATTCAAAAAAAGTTTTTTTCGCCTCTTTTCTTGACAAACTAGCCGACCCACCATACGGGGGTACGTATGCACGGGGAGCGCACGCGCATGGAATGTCCGGAATGCAAATCATTACGCACACGCGTGCACGAGACCGCGAAGTCGGGAATACATTACGCGAGCAACGCGGGCGTGCGATACCTGCAACGCTGGGCGTGCGAGCGCGTACCCGATGGCACGGGCTTCGTAGTACGCACGCGTAGCTGCGACGCGTGCACGTTCAGGTTCCGTACGCTTGAGACGTACCACGAGACCGTGCGACTATGCGATACGTAACGGGCGCGCCCGCGCACACATGCGCACGCGCAGGCGCACACACGACGCGTGCGCTTCGTAGGTACACACACGCGTAGCTTGACACATTCTGGACATTCGAAGCTGGACCACGGGCAAACGCCGAATATCGCCGAAGTTGTCACGGAATGTCACGAAAACTACCACGGGGCGGGGTTCGGGCTATTCTGTCTTCGTCCGGCGGGTCGTCCGTCGGACGCGCTGCCCCGCGCATACGGGGCACACGCACTCGGCACGGGTGCAGGGAGAGCAGAGAAAATGAAGACGAAAGTCACAATAAAAAGCAACGTATACACAGACGATAAGCTACGAAAGGTCACCTTCGCGTATCAGGAGCGCGACTGGAACATTGCGCACGACGACGAGGCGCAAACGTGGGTAAAAGAGGGTATCAAGCGCCCTATGCTCGTGGTGGGCATTCACACACGCTGCCAGCTACGCACGGCGGGGGAGATGCTTATCGCGGCGGCAGAGCATGAATGGGACGTGGAGCAGGCAGGGTTCGACCTGAACGCATACGGGTGCGTTGACCAGCCCTACGCGTCCCCGATGCACGCACTCCCCGCGTGGGAGGATATCAAGCCGCTCGACCCCGTCGAGGCCGCCAAGGTTCGTACGCTCGTGGCTGCTGCGCGTAGTGTCGCGAAGGCGACCGGCTGCACGGTCGAGGAGGGCTGGGCGCTGGTCGCCGGTACGCGTCGGCAGCCGGACTGGCGCGTGTACCCGCCCACCGCTTCGTAGCGCGAAGGCGGCACCCGTTGCGGCGCACGTCGCACGGGTCACGCGTTGCCGCTCGCCTCGTGCGCCGCTCACGCGGTGCGCGGGGCTTTTGTGCGCGTGGCGAGGCACCCCCGCTTTGGGGGGAGGGGGATCCGTTCCGGATATGTGCGCTCAACATGACGTACTATTTTTCACTTTTAGTTAATCCCAATAGATGTGGGGGTGCGTAAACGTTTTCGCAGGGGAACCAAACGAGTATATCTTGTAGTTACTATGCGATCGCGTACTCACAGGCCCGTGCTGAGGCTAGTTCGGTAGCGTTTGGTAGCATTCGGTAGCAGTAAGGTATCGAGGTTAAACCTATAATATAAACGTAATGCTACCATGCTACCATGCTACCGGTAGTCAGGTAACATCTTTATAAGAGCTATATACAACTACTAAATATAGAAAATAGTAAACGTACTTTTCTCTTTTTATACAGCGCCTATACCGGAAAAAACGGTAGCAGGTAGCAGTCAGAGGATATGCTAGGTTCTAAGTAGATAGTAGTGCTACCAAACTTCGGTAGCAGTTCGGTAGCAGGGCAAAATCAGACTTTTCCTTGCGGGGGGTGTCGTCATTTGTTACCATTTGTCGCACCTTGAGGGAGGTACGATGCCAGTCAACGACAGATTAGGCGAGCAGATGCTCAGTATAAGGGAAGTAGCTACTTATATGAACGTAAGTATCCGCACGATCCAACGCTGGATACGCAACGGCACGCTGAGGGCTTACCGTGTGGGGGGTTTACTACGTATCCCTCCCCTAGCAGTCGAGCATATGTTACGTCCCGAAGAGGTGTTCGACCCATATGACGAATCACACAAGCAGCTAAACCTATTCTAGGGAGGGGAACTTGCCATATACAACAGATCTGGCCGAAATCGCTTCGGCCTTACGCTCAATCGTGGAAGATGGACAGATCGTAGAGCTTCGAGCCCTGCGTGTCCCCTGTGCCGACGGCGTTAACCGCACATTCAGCGGATATTACGACGATATGGACCTATTTGCCCAAGCAGCCGGGGCATTATCGCAGAAAGGGGCGTCGGGAGTCTACTTTACACCCAATCCTATTAAGAACAGCGCGAAAACGGCCCGTCTTAACCAAGTAGGTCCATGTTCACGCGGTGAACAGGCGCATGACGCCGATATTCAACAAGTTAAGTGGATACTTATCGACATTGACCCCGAACGCCCCGCCGGTATGTCCGCAACGGCAGAGGAGAAGGCAGAAGCGGAGCGTGTCTGCCAGAATGTACTAGAAGTCTTGACAACAAGAGGGTGGCCCGCGCCGTTGATGGGCGATTCGGGCAACGGTTACCACCTCATGTACAGATGTGAAGACATCCCGTCGTCTATGATCCGCGAAGCCCTAGACACTCTGGCGTTCCTCTGCAACGAGGACGGAGCCAAGGTGGACCAACTAGTATTCAATCCGTCTCGTATTTGGAAGGTCTACGGCACGTGGGCACGCAAAGGTGAGGATGACTCTACAAGGCCATGGCGAAAAGCCAAGCTCCTCAATCCCACTGAAGTTCTAGTACCAGTTT